GAAGCGCTAAGGTTAAATGCAATACAATAGCCATTTGAACTTATCAGGGTCACCCAGGGGTTTCCGGTGCCGGGAGTCCCGAAAGCATCGGAGTCACTTGATAGATAATAATTCGTGTTGAGTGGAGCATAACCGCAGTTCGTAATGGACACGCCGAAGTTTGCATTGGAAGTAATCCAGCCGGTTGTGTTGTTTGAACTTACCACATCCGAAGACGAAAACTGTTGTGAATGCGTCCATGCCGAAAGCAACGAAGCCCCGCCAGAATTTGTGCCATGCCAGATTCCGTCCGGCGATTTCCAGCCATTGGTCAAGACCAGATAGTAGCCCAACCCAACATCATTCGTCGCCGTTGCCGAGGTGGTGGCGGAACCGGCTGCGGTCGCATAAGGCGAGTTTGTCACGTCTATATTCGTTACCCCCGTCACTGAGAAATTGCTTGAGAAATGATAAATCAGGCCATTCGCGCCGTTTGTGCCATTCGCGCCATTCGCGCCGTTTGTGCCATTCGCGCCATTCGCGCCGTTTGTGCCATTCGCGCCATTCGCGCCGTTTGTGCCATTCGTTCCCGGCGTTCCCGTTATCCCCGCCGCGCCGGGGATCAGGTAGTGGATTTCGCCGGGGCTTTTTAACCGGATATATCCATCGGTATTAGACGGAGAACTGGCATCGGTGAACAGGGCCGCTTTGCCAGCGGGCACATCAAAAGAAGGCACTGATACGGGACTCTGAAAACGCACCCCAATTCCGGGATCATTGCTCTCTTGCATCCGGTTGGTGTAAATCCCAATAACTCCATAATCCAATTCAGCAACCCCATTATTTGTGCAATGAAAAAGGGCGCTGAGATTTTGAATCGTGACCAATACCCCGACATTATTTGTCCACGGCGTATTCAAAACAAACGCTGTCGAGATATTAGTGGCGACCGAGTTGGTAATCAGCGACAGCACATGGGCGTCGGCTGCGGCGGGAGTGTTCGTCGTGTATGGATTTTGAATGACCGGATTGTTCCCGGCAAACAGGCCAAACGACAGCAACGAAAACAGAGACGAGAGAATTAGCTTTTTCATAGTTATACAAGGTTGTGCCATACGCCATTGTCATATTCCCAAAACGTGTGATTTGATGTGTCAACCGCCAGTCCGCTACCGGATGCGGGCGGAGGTGTTGGCGTCCCGCCGCCATAGTTTCCAAATGTTGCGCCCGTTCCTGTGCCGCCACCGCCAGAAAAGTTGCACAGAATTTGAAGCAGCACGGCGCGTTGCTGCGCCGGACTCAAACAAAGAAATCTATTGAGACAAGCGTTGGCGAGAATTGTATCTATATCTTGTGCCATAATTATACCTCACAGATGGTTGCGGTGATGGGTTGTCCAACAGGACCAAAGAGTTGAATGGAAAAGAAAGGGGTTTGTGTTCCGGCAACAAACGTGAAACTGCCAGAGCCGGGATTTGCAATAGTTCCATAAGGGGCGTAACCGCAAGCAGCAGGTAAGTGAATTGATGTTTCATTCGCTCCCCAAGTAAGAACATAGGAATTTCCTTCTGTAAGAGGCACATTAAACACCCCGTCACTGATAATGAAAACATAGTTTCCTGATAGGCCATAAACCGCCCCATCCGGTATCAGGTTCACACATTGATAACCGTTCCCACCACTGTTCGGAACATCAAATAACAACGTCAACGCGGCAGCCATCGCCAAATGCTCGCCCAAACAAGCAAACCCGTTTTCACAGGCCGAAGCCCATAGTTGGTCAACTGTTTCAGTGCTGCCGGAAGCGTCATACCACAATTGCAATTCAGCCGCCCTCGATTGTTTATCGGTCAGCCGGTCGAACCCGTTTGCGACCGCCTCAGCTAAAAGCTGGTCAATGTCGCAAGTAGCCATTTAATTAGAGCAGGCGTATCGTTGATGCCGCCTTGAAGAAACTGCACCAAAGCGGGGTCATAATCGCGTCCAAGTCTGTCTTGCCGCAACTCAACTTACAGGCTTCCTGAATAAGAGTTTTCTCGGAAGTCGGAGCTTCCTGAGATATTTGTTGGGCAACCGCCCAAAGCAGGTAGGTGAAAATCGCGTCCCTGTCCAAATCGCCAATGTTGCAACCGCAACACTTGCCCATTGCCAACAATTCGGGCAATGTATAAATACTATCCTCGTTGAGTGCCGAAATGATGAAATTTAAAAGCACGATTTGAATTGCCTTCCGCAAAACCGGCGATACGCACGGGTCGCGGAAACACTTGGCGAGCGGCACTAAATCCTTGCAGTCGCAACTTGGTAAAAATTCTTCTTGTGGCATAAAATCAAACTACTCCTTCCTGTTTCGGTTGGTCGAGTCTTTCGGCCAGACCGTCGCTGCCGGGTTTTTGCTGTTCAGGTGCTTTTGTGACATTCACAGAACCGGCTTGCTGGTCAACACTGACAACCATGAGCCGGGGAACTTCATCGCCTTCTTTGGGCGGCGTTTCGCCCCATAACGACAAAGGCAGACTGGCGGTTTCCTGCTGGTCTTGATTTCCACTCGCCTGTTCGGGCGGCGTGGCGTCCTCTGCCATCACACCATTAGGGTTTCCCGGCTTTCCCGTTGTATCAATCATTTTTGGATTTGTTTGGCGGGGCGGTTTTTACTCCACCCCGCCGTTAATTGTTACTGCCGGATTTGATTAAGCATCGCAGACATCCGGCCCGCCTTCGTAATTCTGAACCACATATTGCGGAGCGTCACCGCACACGGGCGAATCCACCATGCAACCCTGGCCTGCGTCAATCAGATGCAGAATCGGCATGTTCAAATCCCTCTGGTCATATTCAAAACCAAGCTGCAACAGACACAGCCAGTAAAACCATTGCTGCGTTTCGTTGTTCTTGGTGCAAACCGTTCCGTCCTCAGCCGGGTAAATCAAAGCCCCCTGCGGATTGACAAAGTCCCATGCGCCATACATGGCCGAATTGACTTGGGGAATCATTTCGTGGATTTTCTTCGGCTTGGTCGTATAGACCTTCGTGGCCATCTTGTGACTGATGACCGACAAACCATAGCGGGAGTTGAGCCATGCCGAGTTGTAAATGGGTTTCTCGCCGGTCGTCGCCGGGGTGTTCAAATACGGAAGCACGCGTTGCAGCAACCCGCCGCCGTTCGTAACGAATCGGATTTGATGCTCGTCAAAGGTCGGAGCATAAGGCCCAAACGGGTCGGCATTGATGCCCGTGCCAAGTTCATAAAGAGGCGAGACATCCTTGACGCCAACTAAGTGCAACTGCGACTTGATTTCGGGATTCTGGCCAACCAGATTTTGCCACACCTTTGAGTGGGTGATGATGTTCCGCATTCCCTTGGCAATCCCGGAATCGCGGTCATACCCGCGCAAGCCGAGGATTTGCGAGAGATACGTCAAATACTGCCAGGTCAACTGGCTGGTGGGCAGATTGCCCGCACCGCCGAGGTTAATCGTGGACAGGTTCGGCGTGGTATTCAGGGAAGTGATTGCCAGCGTTCCAAAAGCACTGCCGCAAATTTGAAGGCTGTCGTGGTATGACACCGTGCGGGCGCGGACAAAATCACCCGTAAATCCGAGCGGAATGTTGCGAATGACCTTGTAAATCTGCTTCATCTGCTGGCCAATCTTGGGCACGCGGGCAAGTTGTTCCAAACAGAATAATTGCGAACGCAGCTTGATTTGCTCCATGACCGCAGAATCGCGGGTGGAACCGTAGCCGATATACGCGCTTGGCGGGTCGCACGGGCTGTTTGCGGCGCATTCGCTGGCATCAATGACCTGCCACGGGGTCAGGTAATTCGCCTGCTCAACATGGAGCTTGTCGAAATATACCCGGTCGGTTTCATAATCCCACACTTCGGATTGATGCCGTCCCACAAACGGGACGTTCACCATGTCGGAAATGTAGTCGTCCAAAAACGCTTCCGCAAAGACGGGCGTTTGTCGGGCGAGGTTCACACGGAGCGCGGTGCAGCTTGTTGCCATAAAATTCTTTCGTTTGTTTTGCCCGCTGACAACGCAGCGAGACGGTTAATCGGTTTATCTGCAAAACAAGTGGACGCACTTGCAACGAGTGGATTTACCACAATGAGCCGTCAGGAGCGGCACTGCCCTGATGCAGGGGATTCCTGCTTCACTTGTTCAATCGTTAATCTTCTTTAACGATAATGTAAAGGGGAAGAAGAAAAGTATAAGAGACGCTTTAAGACAAAAGAAGAACTATTTCTTTTTCATTACTGCCAGCATATCGTCAAATTGGCCTTTAACCTTGCGCCGGTCATGGAGCGTGACGTTCTGGAAACAGCCAAAGAGTTCCAGGTATTGCGGGTAACGAATATCTTCAACGATGAAAAGACCGCCTGGTTTAAGTTTGGGCCAGAACACGGCCACCGCCCAAATCTGTTCGGTGATGACATGGCTGGCGTCGTCAATGATGATGTCAAAATCAGGCAGAGCATTTCTGATTTCGAGAATGTGATCCCGTTCAACTGTATCGCAACGGATGCTGGTGATTCGGTTTTCTGTAATCAATCGGGCCGGGTCATTGTCAATTCCATAGACGTGCGCATAGGTGAAAAAATCTCGCCATGCCCGAAGCGAAGCGCCGTTCATTATCCCCAATTCAAGAATGGCTTCCGCCGACTCCTGATAAGGCAGGAACAATTCTTCATACAGCGGCACATAAGAATGCGATGACAATTTATCAGATGGATGCTTTGTAAAGGCTTCAGTAAGATTCATATATTTATTTTATTTTGGTAATACCTTTCGTCCATCCATGACCGATTGTAAATATCAACCTTTTCGGCAAGCGGTTTCCCGTCCATGTCCGCAATTAGAATTCGCAGATTCCTGCCGATTTTGAATTCTGGAATGATTGATGCCTGCGTTCGCCCCATGCGCCGGATGTATTCCGTGTGCTCACCGTAATCGGCATGGTAAATCGGGCCGCTCAAGAAACATTTCTTGCACACCCATATCTTTTCATCTTCAAAGAATTCAATCTCGCCGCGTTTAATCCGATTCCATAAATCAAACCGATTCGGTTCAAGCACGCTTTGAACTCGCTCACATTCCGCACAGCACCTTTTGAATTCATGGTCGGGTTTTATATTTGCCCGACCCGAAAACGAACCATACCAATGATGCAATCGGTAAAGTATGTGCGCCTTGCGCGAACACGTCAGCTTTGCATTGTTGGCTCGAATGCAAAAGTCTAAATCCTCGTAGTGCAGAAGGTTCGTAAAAACTTCGTCGCATCCGTTGAGTGAAAGCCAGTCTTTTCGGAACACCATGTAATTGCCGTAACAATTAAGCGGGAATAATGCAGGGAAAGCATCCTTGTCGCTGTCAGAATTCCACGATGCCCCCGGCACACCAGCCCGTTGTGGAATCTCACCCCAATTAACAACATCGCTTCCAAAGTTCCATATCTTTGTGTCATGGTTGGTTGCACTATTATCGTCCCGATTTTCCCTGTTTAACGGGTCGCATGAGTGGAAATAAAAATCCACGTTGGTTTCAGATTCAAGACAGACTTTTGTGAAATCAGGACGCACAAAACGCCAGCACGAATACCGTACAATTCTTGGCGACTCAGAAAAACAATAGGCAGCGTTAAATACGGCACAGTCCAGACGTTTTGCAATGTGCTGATTCGGCGTGTATGGAACATGAACGATGTGCAGTTTGTAATGTTCCGCAAGCTCCTTCATGTAACCGCTGCGTTTTGAAAAATGCGGGTCAACAATCAGCACGTCGAAATCTTTCACGGTTTGCTCAGACAAACATCGCAGTTGAGCGCGAAGCAGCCAGTCGCCTTCATACATGAAAGATGGTGTCATTGAAATGGTAAGCGGCCTTATATTGGCCCGCCTGAACACATTCACCAACTCGTCATGTTCTTGGCCGGTTGCTTTTCTCACAATCTTAAATCCTCCCACCTAAATTCGGCAATCGCAGACCTGCAATCATTCTGTCCGACTGCAACCAGGATGTTATCCCCGTCCAAGAACGCACCGTAAGGAATCACCACATTCCTCTTCCAGTGGTGACAGTCGTGGACATATCGTTCATCACCGCAAAGTAAATATCTTCCCACGACCTTGACGGTTGCGAATGGCGGCCTGTTCTCCATCAGGCAAGTCCCGATGAAATAGCGGAACGACCTGTCGGGATAAACTTTTCTGGAATGGAAAAACCGGAGCAGTTTGTCGCCGCGCAGAAGCACCGCCCCGCCCCTTATCTCGCCATTCGGCCAAGTCGGGGCGGGCGACCTGTGTTCAGCCACAACCGTTTCCCGGTCAACTTCCAGCACAATTTGTTTCCCGTCCTTGATGCCGTAAATGAAATACAACTTTCCGCCCACCACAAACGGACACCAGTTTTTTTCCATGCCCGAAAAGTCGTTGTGTCCGTATTTGGGCTGGTAATGCTTTTCAACGCGCCACTGTTCCTTTTCTTCGATAACCGGCCCGTATCCCATGACCGAGAACCACCGACCGCTTCTTTCCGTTGAAAGTGTGTATGCCGCATAAAGCCTTTCATTGAAAACGAACAATCTTGCATCCTCTTGCCCATATTCCCTATACATTTCGGGCAGAGTTAACGACAAAGTTCGCTTCCCATCGTCAATAACCAGCTTGGTTTTCCAGTTTTGAGCGGGGTGGTAACGGTAGGATTTTATCAGCCGATTGCCAAATCGCACAGCAGACAGATTGTAACCATTGTGGAACATTGTCCCACACGGGGTAATTTCAGCCGGCTTGACCCCTCGTATGATGTCCACCATTTCAAACAGAATCCTTTTCTTGCGCCGTTCCCATTCCCCATACCGGCAATAAAATCTGAATTTAGGATGCCACGCTGAACCACGCCAACCGTCAGCGGCCAGAACAATCGTTGGAACTTTGGATGCCTTTGAAAGATGAACGTGCGCCGTCTCAACCGTTACCAGACAATCGGCCTTGTCATATAAACCAAGCACATCAAAAATCCGGCTGGCCTTGACTTCGGACAGCCTGATAATCTTGTGGGTTGAACCAAATTCATCCTTCAACATCTTCGCCAGTTCGTTAGCTTGTTGAAACGGTGACGACTCGCTGTGGTCGGCAAAGAGGATGAACTTCTCACTAGGGCTTGCACCCCGCCCACACCTCACTGTGCTTCTTATCAGTATCCGCTCCCGCAAGCTGCTGCGCTGGTCAAACACCAGCGGCCAATCCTCAAAATGTTCAACGCAGCCCGCACGAAGCCACTGGCTGTATTGAAATGAAGGCGTTTTGTGTTCCACGGGATAATCCCTGCCGTGAGTTTGCGGGACAATAACATTCTCGAATTTTCGCTTGGCCAACTTTATCGCTCCCCGAACGTCGCCCATGTCACCGTCAAAAATCACCGGCCCGACATACGACACGCCTTGCAGAATGTCAGCGTATTGCTTGGCTATGACCAGCGAAGGTTTGATTCCTGTTGTTTGGAACTCATGCAGCAGGATTGGGAGAACTGACGCTACATCGCCGTATTTTCCGGTTTGGACATAGGCTTTCATTCACTTGCGCCGGATGTGAATTATTGGCTATTCAACAATAGGGGGTTTTATTATCCGCCAAAATATAATTGCGACACTGAAAAGATGAACCGCAAAGAACCCCCGAAGAAATGGAGGTTCTGTTTTATGCCAAGAAATCCCAATTAGCCAGATTTTCCAGTCGAAGATTATTTCAGGTTTCATCTAAAATTCCTTCCACGTCATGCTGTTTGATTTGCACCAATCGCTTGTCACCAATCTCGCAAAACAGTCCTGAGAACTTTTTGAAAACAACCCGTTGTCCAATCTTGAATTCAGGTTCAACCAGCACGCCTTTCTTGGTTCTCAGTTTTCCGCCCATTGCGAACACCGTTCCGGTGCTTGGCATGTCCCGGTCACGGTAAGTTTCGGGCTTCAAAATCAATCCCGATTTTTCAGGTTCGGGGTCGGGAAGGATAAATACATTTCCGGCAGTTGGCCGAAGCCTAAGACGGCGCTTGAGGCAACTCTGATTTGGCTCGCCAGTTTTCGGGGGCATTATTTGCCCTCCTTCGACTCACGCTCAGAGTGCCTCAGCTTTGTTTTAGACCACGGAACTACATCAAACCAATATGAACGAAAAATCAAATTTGCAAACCGACCAGATGCTTCTTGGTGCAACCGCCGGATATATGGGATTGAGGAAGTTTGTTCTTGAGTGGTATTCACAGATGACGAGTGAGCCGATGAATCAGGCAGAGCAAAGACTTCGCGGGTATATTGACGCAGAACTAGAGAGACTATTGAGGGAGTTGGCTGAAAGTGGCTCTCCTGATTATGCCAGAATTTTAGATTTCCGCAAAAAGCAATCACCTTAGATATGAAGTCCAAAATCCGTGGTCTAACAATGCGCTTCAGGACAACGCCGGGTGCGCTGGCCGGTTTAGCTGCATCACTGGTCGGTTTGGTTGTCATTCGTTTTCCTTTCTCTCACGGCGCGTGCCTGAGCTTGGGTTGTTAGGTTCTTTTCGTCATCTTGTCAATTTCAGCAGCCATTGCGTCCGAGCCTTTGGGAGCGCCTTCGGGCGGTGGCGTTCCGCCGCCTTCGCCGCCGCTACCAGGGTCGGACTTGCGGTATTTTTTCAGTTCTTCCTCTTTGGACGCAATATCGGCCCGAAGCTGTTTGATTATCACTTGGTCGCGCGGCCATGAAACGGCCCACCGCCGAATCAGCGATGTCATTTTGGCGCGTTCTTCCAGCGGCATATTGTTTGCACCATTGACGGCATTATCTACAAATTCCCCGCCTTGTTTCAAGGCTGCTGTGACTTCGGCGTTTGTCCCGTCATCACCAAAGAATTCGGGATACTTCTGGACAATGGCTTGGTCATATTGATTGCGTGCGGCTTCAAACGTCTTGCCGTCGTTCTGCATCCGGTCGAGCATTTGTTTGCGCGTTTCTTGAAAGGTCACGCTCTTTTCGGACACGGCCTTGTTGCCGTTTTCTTCAATCTGATTCAGTTCGGCGCGGTATTGCAGGGCAACATCGGCATCGTCACCAAACAGTTCTTTTGCCATCCGACGAGCAACAGTCAGAGTTGGCGCGCCCAAAACTCGGTCAAAATCGGCCTTCGTTGCCGGTCGAGTTCTGTCCTCATCATTTTCCTTGAACGTGACAGTCAACCCCTTGACTTCTTCCAATGCCTGCCCGTATTTGTTTTTCCACGGCGTTTCATACTTGACCTTGAATTCGGGACTTTCCCGGTAATCACGGGAATAAAGGTCGGACTCCAAAGATTGCAACCGTTGTTCCTTTTTGGCGTATTCCGCTTCCTGTTCCGGTGTCAGGAACTTGCGCTTATCCAACTCAGCAAGGCGGGATTGCAGCCGGCCAGTTTCGGCTTCCTTTTCGGACTTGGTTTGCTCGTAGGTCTTGAGCAACTTTTCGTGGGCCGTGCGGAATTCTGCCGGGGCAGTTTTCCAGTCTAACGCTTTTTCTGCCGGGGCGGGTTTGCTTTTGGTCACTGGCGGCGTCTTTTCAGGCTTCGGTGGCGCAGGGGGTGGCGCTTTGCCCGCTTCCGGCGCTGACGTTTCGGGCGGTGGCGCAGATTCGGGCTTGAGCGCGTCCATCTGCGATTCAAGCAGGGCGCTGCCGGTCAATGGTGCTGGCGTTACTGGCGGGGTTGTTTCAACGGGTGGAGTTGTAGAAGGTTCTGCCATAATCAGTTTTTGTTTTGTCCGTCAATTTGTGGGGTTGCATCAGCGATTTTCTGCGCTAGGTTTTTGGCGCGTTTTCCTACCTGCTGTTCAATGAACTGGTTGGCCAAGTCAACCTTCGTTATTTCAATGGCTGAAACCATAAAATCCAGCGGCACTTTCGCCCGCATAGCCTGTCCAACTGCCCGATGAAATGCCGTTACAAAATCTTGCGCGTTTGAGTCCATTTTAGGGTTCCAGAGTTTTGCCATTATTTGTCGTAGGTTTCAAGTTGGACTTTTGGCAACTGCCCAATCTTGGTGTTCTTTTCCGGCAGGTCAAGAAGCACTTCAATAAATGACCGAGCGCCCAACAACTTTTCACTGCTTGCACCCTTTGACGCCAGTTGAGCAAGCGCGGCATCCAGCGAAACGCGCAACCAGCGGGAATTTGTCACTTCCTGCAACGCCTTCGCACTGTCGGCCTGAAACCGCTGATATTGCGCTTTGGGAGAGAAGGCGTCAACTATTGGCTCGGATACGGAAGATTCAGGTTTGGGTTTGCTCATGGCTTTTTCCTTTTAAATCGTTTCAACTCGCGTTGCAGTGTTTCAGCTAGCATGGAATTTGCAATTTGAGTTAGTGAAACATTGTATTCACGGTCAATTTTTTTTGACTCGCAAAAAAAACGGGCGAGGTCGGCTTCGTTTGATTCACTCAACATTACTTGCACACGCTGAACTTCGTTGAATCTTCCTGAATTGTCAAGCGGCTATTTTGAACTATTTTCGGCCCCGTCATTCACGCCCCGCAAGGCCGCAACGGTTCTTTCAAGGGAATCATTGATAAGTTCCTGTTTGTGACTCAAATCCTCCCGCTTGATTTCGGCCAAAAGCCTCATATTTTCGCGGGCTTGGTCAAGTTGGAATTCAATCATTTTAAGGCGTTGTTTGGCTGCATCTTGCATCTGTTTGGACTGAATCTTGGCCTGCGTCGTCATCATTATGGATTGCGCCTTGGCTGCGTCTTTGGGGTCGCCTTGTGCTCCACCCTTCGCCTGTGCTTGCCTTTGAGCGAAACTTTTAATGAAATTCATTGCCTTGCCGATAATGTCGCCATATCGCTTGATGCGCGGCTTTTCCTTTTCGTCGCCTGCCAAAACCATCAAATGTTGGCCAACGCATTGAATCGTCGTGACCAAACCGACAAGTTCATTAGGAGTTCCCATGTTGTCAGTCGCCGAAATTCTCTGGATAACTGCGCCAACCATCTTGATAAGGGTTTCGATGAAGCCAATCAAATCCACGCCCGTTCTGACTGAAACCTGATTGCCGGTCATCAATGTTCCGAACACGTTTTCGGCGGCATGAGTGCCGTCCGTTGCGCTCACTGGCGCTGTCGGCACGAGCATCAGCGCCTTAGCCGGGTCGTTGAGCATGGTTGCCGTGGACAGGCGCAAAATCTTGGTTTGCGCCATCGGGTCGTAAAGGTTTTTGTTCTGCAAAAGCCATTGGGCTTCCTGCTGCGCCAGAGTCCGGTCGCCGCCGCCAAGCACGCGCTCCGGCGTCACCCGCCATTTATCGGCCACCAGCAGTTCTTCGGGAATGCCCGCCTTGAGACAATCTTCCCTGAACTTTTTGACCTCTGCATCTTCGGATTCCTTGTAGAGAAAGCGCCTGACCAATTCCTGATAATAAAACGCTTCCTGCAAATACATATTTTGCAGCATCCCGTTGACCATGACACTCGCCTGATTCAGCCGGGCGTTGGCTTCAAACGCTGTCATTTCCTTTTCGCGGCTGTCGTTGACATCCTTGACATAAGCCGAAGAATTCTCCTGCATCAAGCCACGCACTTCGGATTCGGCCTGCTGAACGAGTTTCGGGTCAATCTGATGGCGTTGTTCGCGTGGAACAATCGTCAATCCATCCGGGATAAACCCGTATTGCTGCAATAAAACCTGTTTAAGCCTGTCCCGGTCTGCCGGGTCTTGAATCCGAAAATACATTTTCAGGTGTTCAAACACGGCCTGAACAAATTCACAACGCAGCCGATTCAGGGTTTCCGCCGGAGCAAATAGGTCAACGCCCAAGCTCCGGACTGAATGATATTTCAGGGGCGCAACAAGATTCACGTCGCCAAATTGCACGTTCAGAATCTGGTCAATGTCATCGGCAAAAACATTGTCCTTGCCGTCGTAAATGAACTTGTCGGTTTTGACCTTGCCGATGGTTTCGCGCAAGACAATGTGCCGATACCACTTGTTAGGTTCATCCACTTCCTGCCAATAAAATGCGCGGAGTTTTATGGTGGGAACTTTATCGGAATAAAGATAACCCTTGTTCTGGTCGTGAATTTGCTTCATCGCTTCCGGCTGGTCGCGCCAAGTTGACGACGTGCTTTCCGTGTAAAGATTTCGTTGTTCATCCAGAATATCCCTGGCCATCTGCTGATTCCAGCCCTTGTCAACCGTTTCGCCCAACGCCATGTCTGCAAACTCTCCGGGAGTCAGATAAAGGTTCACCGCGAAATAACGCAGATTGGAAAAGTCGCAATAGGTGTCAGTCGGAATGAGCAAATCTTCCAACGGCACAAATCGCCCCTTCCAACTGTAAGAGTTCGGCCAGAGGATTGCACCTATGCCGTGCATACAAACGGTGGCATTACGCGAACGAATCAGGAAATGATGACGCTTACCAGTGCGTCCACGCTGCAATGGCTTGTGAATCAGATTGGTGAAAACTGTTGACCATTCATCGCGCTTGTCAACCTTGCCTTCTTCCAAGGCGCAGTTGAACAGGATGCCGGGATGAAGGAGCGCATTGTTAAGCTGGCGGTTGGCATCAGCCATGACCCGCTTGCCTTCGCCCCAATTTACATTTATCTGAATGTTGAATTTTTCCTCATCCTCTTTGGTGTAGGGCTGTTGGCCATTCATCAAAGAATTTATTTTGGTGCGGTCGCTACCGCGGTCTGACTCGATTCGCTGCATGGCCTCGCAAACATCAAATATTTTTTGGGGCGAGCCGAATTCGGATTTGGATTTCCTGGCCATAAATTATGGTGCGGTTCGAGTTGCCCGCGCCGTTGACCGTATCGGTATCGCTTCGCCAACTTCGGGTTCGGGCTTTAGTTCATCACGGAGCAGGCCAATGAGTTGTCCCTTTTTGTCACCGTGAAACAGCACTGCTCCGGGTCGAATCTTTTCCTTGTCGGATTCGTCCTTAAGCGGGAATTGCTGTAACAGCGAGCACTTGGTTTGCATCTTCATTATCAGTTCCGCCCCGGCGATATTGAACGGAATTGGTTTGTTGCAAAGCAGTCTCAAATCATCTGCGGCATTATTGGGATAAATGGCAACCCGTGATGGAAACAGCGCTTCTTCCTTTTCCTTCGACACGGATTTCATCACCGACCCCAAGTATCGTTTCGGTTGCTCTTCATAGGCGGCAAAAAGCATTTCCAGCCATTGCGGTTTAAGAGGAACGCAATCCGGCTCAAGCCAGAGGAACGGCCATTCAAAAATCGTGCTGACATAATTCGATGCGGCAAGGAACATCTTGTTTATGCGTTCGGCCTTTGGCTGAGTCGCTATCCCGCTGGTTTTATCCGTTATGAACGCAGCGGTTTCAAACGCCACTTCTGCCGCAAGCTGAACCTTTGTCGCCATTTCGGGATGAACGTCACCAGACGCCACAATCAAAGCATGGCCGCGTGACTGGCGATTGTTGAGAAAGAATATCCAATCACAGAGCTTTTCGGCAAGAGCGCCGTCCTGTTTTGAAAATGGAATTACAGTCAGTAGTTTTGTCATATATTTATTTCAAAAGCCAGCATCCTGCATCGAACTTCGCCCTTTCTTCCGGTTCTGGCAAGATGTTTTCCAGTGGAAGCCAGATTTTCAGCCGGCAAACACACCCACAGCCGGCACAAAAATGCAGTTTCTTTTCGCCCCGGACATGAAGCTGCAAATGGTTCTTTATCTCAACCTGTTTCCGTATCGCATCGGCAACCGACTCCAACACCAGCCAGTCTCTAACGTGTTTCGGACAAACCAAACAGATGTCAGCGCGGGATTGAGCAACGCCCTTTTCCACCGTCAAACCGCCATGCCCCAACCAGTCACCAAGCACTTTCGCCCCGTTTGCAATCTGACCCACTCTATCAATCCAATTCATTTTGGAAACTCCGTTTTGCATACATCGCATTTATAGCCGGTCACACGCCGACCGCTGCAAGTGGCACATATTTTCTCCGTTAAAGCCTTGCCGCATTTGGGGCAAGTTCTGACAACAACGCGGGCCGGTTGTGATGTTCCTATTCCGCCCGTGCAATAATTGGAATTGTTTCCAATTCGCTGACAGGTGTAGTCGTCCAACTCAACGGCAACACTTGTTGGCGAAAGATGCTCCGTGTCGGATGGCAGATATACTTTGGGATTGGCAAGGCGATGTTTGATTATCCGTTGAACCTGTTCATCAAAGGTGCAGGACATTCCCTCAAAGGCCATTCCCGTTCGCGGGTCTGCGAAGTAGTAACCTCCGGGCGGCATCGGGCCATCATGTCTGATAAGGCTCATATCATTTGAAATCGCATAATTTGTTCTGCCGCAAAAACTGTATCCATTTACTCCCAAATTTTTCGGGCCAGTTCAAGCCGGCATCAACTTTATCTCCCATCATTTGCAGGGCCGAAATTAGTCCACAAGCCACCAAATAGCTTGTCGCATTTGAACGAACAGGAATTGCCTCGTCCTCATTTGAGGCAGAAATGTTTCCTTCAATGACCTTCCCGCCATTAAATTCAGCCACCAAGCCAATCGTATCTCCCCCGCTTGGGATTCTGTCTTTCATTTTTCGGCAAAGTGGCAATTCCAATCCGGCACGGATGTTTTTCTCTATCGCCGCCAAAGTGTCGGGCAAATAACCATAAATGTATCTAGCCTTACATCCATAATCCCAACCCCATTTAAGAATTTCTTCATGTGGGCACAATGCCCCCGCGTTTCCGTCTGGCATGGTCAAAAGATTATCTATCGGCGGGCCTTCCAAGAAAAGAATCCTTTTACCATCTATTTCCCACGTTGATTCGTCTGAAAATTCGCTGGCAAATTCCGCTGGACTCCATGTTGCAAATCCCTCGCCATCCCAATTAAGGGGTGTGGTAGAATCCAATTCCCACTCCGTTACATCAACTGGATTTCCATATTTTTCAATCATCATTCCAAGCAAAGCATTTACATTCCCCGGATTCATTCCGGCGCACGGAATGTGCGGCGCTTGCCATTTGTAACGACCAAGCAACAGCTTTTTATCAAGCAAATCAACAAGCGACAATGTTCCCCGGTCTTTTTCGCAAAGAGTCGCATTGATAACAGAAACCCCCGCCCCATCTGCTTCTTGCATTACTTCCAATTTTGAAAGTTCAGTGGTTAAGTCTATAAGAATGTCGCCCCTTTCCATTCCAAAAGACCGCAAAATGTGCCACAACTGTTTAATCTCAACCAACGCATTGATTATTGGCGGCATAGATTCTTCGGATGAATCAATTAGAATAAGCTCGCTGCCTTTTTCGTATTTCTCCAACAGCGGAATGAGCGACGTTCCACAAAGTCCATTCGCGCCAATAACCATTATCTTCATATTAAAGAGTGTCTGATTTTGACTGTGCGCCGTTCTCTGGCCTCGCGCAAGGATTTACGTTCGGCGGATTTGTTGTCGGTCAAATCGTGGGTTTGTCTTTTCACTTCATCGGCAACCATCTTCTTTTGCCGAAGCTCCGATATTTCAAAGGCTGAAAGTTCGATGCTCATTCGGAGAATATGCTGGCCGGTTTGATGGGAGGGGCAGTTGCTTGTTCCTTGTTCCAATCGTCTGACAGTCTGCCGCCCGTTCCGGCCATTATGATTCCGGTGATAAACGCTTTTGTCAAAGCATGGTCTTGCTCTGGTTTTGTAGATAGTTCATGGCTGTGCCAGATGTCGTTCATTCCCTGTTCAACCGGAATTGGCAAAATAATATCTGAAAGAAACTCCGGCCATGTGTAGGGCTTGACACCTTGCTTTGCCAAACGCTTTGGAACGGGAGGCGGCGGGCCGTAACCTGGGATTTGAGGCAATGGCCTGTCCTGATAATCGCCCTTTGTGATGACAGAAATGATGGGGCTTAAAAACGGGCTGGCCTGTGTTCGCAGGTACGAACCTGCCGTTTTATACATGCTCTCATCCGGGTAAATCAGATATTTGGTCTTGCCGCCGCTACCAGCGCCGATTTGATACAGGCGCAACGGCAACCGCGCCATTGTCAGGAATGGACTTCCCCAAGCGAAATTCATCCCGGCAACCCGGAACTTCATAAAATCGGATTCCATCGGATTCCAGCCGCCGCCACCAAGAAATGCGGGGACGCCGTTGAGCTTCTTTTTGTCCCCAAACAGAGTGTTCAACTGCTGATTGGCCAGCAGCAGGCCGAATCCAACGGCGGCGATTTTTGCCTTTTCCTTGAACTGATTTTTGGCAAACCACTTCTCAGCGTCCGTCATGCTGTCCATCTTGACCAGACTATTGGCGGCTCGTAGCGGGTCAGAAACCATCACGGCAACGCGGGACGCTTCCAACTTCGGGGCGAACAGCGCATAGCTGGCGGCTCTTCCAAGTTGTCCGGCCCCCGCCTTGGTAACGCCGGTCATGTGGTTCACAGAATCAGCGATTGCCTTTGCCATGCTGTCGGACTTTTGGGATTCGGAGAGTTTGTCCCATTCGTGGTCGAACAGGTCTTGGCGTAGGATTTTCAGGACGGAATAACCGCGTGTCCCCATGCCTACCAGTTTTCCAAGATGAACGCGGTCAAGTTGCGCCTTGAACCACGCCGCCATTTTGGGAAATCCTTGTGCAAGCTGCGGGTCGTTGAAATCCTCCATCTTGTTCATGTCATTCACCAGTCCGTTTCGTTGTGCGATGGTATGGTTTGGACGACGGGCCAGTGAAGATTTTTGCATCTCGAAATACTCTGGGCTGGCAACAAGCCGATACATCTTTCCAAAGTTGTCTCCGAAAACGATTGGGTGAGTTGCGGCAACCAGCGAAGCATGAGTCCCCATTGCAACCAATCCATGCCCTCCCACCTTCATGCTGAACATTGTTTTGGCTGTCGCTGGAAGCGCCTTTTGAAGCCATGTTTCCTGTGAATGTTCAATCCAGCGTTTTGCGGCCTGTTTGAGCAACCGCGCCTGACGTTGTTTCTGCCAGACATCATCGGCAATCCGTTTGACCTGCTTGGTTTGGGACAAGCCCTTGAGAACGTCCTTGGCGTCAATGCCCAAATCTTCGGCCAGCTTGTGAACCGTGTCGCCCTTGTCAGTTCCGCCCTTGTCAATGTATTCGCTCTTGGCGCGAGTCCAAAGCGTCTTGACCTGAATCGGCGTCATCGGCTTGCCGGACTCGTAATCTTGGAAAAGTTTCTGCTGTTCGACCAAATCAGTCGGGGCTTTTGTGCCGCCAGTTTTCTTGACGGCTTTCTTGACGCTCTCGGCGTTTGACCCGTGCCTGTCGCCCTCGGCGTCCACCAGCTTTTGAGACGCATCGAAAATGGTTTTCAAGTGTGGATTAATCTTGTCCCCAAATTCGTCCACCATCACTTTTGACCACTTGGCGAAGTCGAGTCCCCAATGGGCAATGTGAGACGCGCCGATTTCAGCCACGTCACGCAACACGGTCGGGTCAATGTTGGCAGAGAAAGTGAACGCTCTTGCGCGGATTCTGGCGCGGGCGGCATCGGCCCGTTTGTCGAGGCTGGAAACAATCTTTTCAGCAATCTTGATGATGGTGTCGCTGTATCGCGGCTTGCCGGTTTCCGTCAGGTTGTCAATGGCGGCTTGCAGGCTGACTTTGGCCGGTTCAACGGCCTTGTCCGCATCCGAAACTCCCTTGGCGATTCCCTTAGCCTTTGGCTCAAGATATTTCGGCAAATCTTCCCCCGTAACATCCTTGAAAGCGCGGCTGATTCCGGTGAATGAGCCTGTGTCCAAATCGGTTTCGCCCTGTTGCGCCATGCCCTGCTTGTGCCACTCAGTTTGAATGGCCTTTGACCGAGCATCCCAATCACTCAGAGCCTTTTGTGCCGTGCGATACGCCGTTGAATCGGTTCCAAACGTGGATTCAACTTGTCGGGCGGATTGCGCTAAATCTTCTCCATGAGCGCGAGCCAAGGCAATTAAATCAAACGATGTCGCCTTGGTTTTCTCGAAACCTTGCATGGCCTTTTCCGGGTCGGCTCCGTTGCGCTTCAAATCGCGTCCCCATTCAACGGCGGCTTCGGCGCTGACACCTTGCCCGTTTGCTGGCAACGCTGACTGACCAGCCTTTGTCCGCGCCTCACGGACGCGCTGAGCGATGCCATACACGTCACCGCCAGAGCCTTCAACCCATCCGGGGCCAGTGTCCGGGCCTTGCTTCCCTGACGGGCTTCCGGGGCCGGACATTTCACCCGTCGTCTCTGCCTTCGCTGATTCAACCTGTGCAGGTTTTGCAACGTCTTGTTTGTCCCATTTCGCTTGCGCCCACCGATTTCCCGGCGCGGCGGCAATGTTCGTCATCTCGGTGCTGGCCTTGTCAATTCCCTTGGCGAGTTTAACGGCGTCCTTTTTCGAGGCTCCGGCTTGCTGCTGAACCAAATCGTCATGCTGTTTCAGAAGTTCCGCGTATCGCGCCTGTTCTGCTGCAGTGTAGAAAAACTCAGGCGAATTTAATTCAGGGCGTTCTGTGAATGGCTTGAGTGGCAAAACTTGCTCCGGCGCTGGCGGTTTGGCTGCTGCTATCTGCTTTAGCGGAGTTGCCGCACCCATCTTTGCGCCAAGTTCGCCTTGTGGTAATTCAATTCCCTGCTGATTGGCAAACGCTTTTATCTTTTCAGCATACGATTTGAACGCTTCGATTTTATCGCCTTGAGAACTTGAATTTCGAGTCGTGTGTTTGTCTAATTCACGAGCAACGTCGCTCCATGTCCCGCCATTCTCTTTCAACTTTCTCAAGGCAACGACGGCATGAAGTAGTTTGTCGCCAAAATCAGTCGGGGCGGATTCGCGGGAAAGGTTTTGAACAACGTTTCTGGCCAGTTCTGACTTGTCGGTTTCATACGTCAGTTCTTCGGGGTCATATTGCCTGTCCCACTGATACATTTCCGAACCCTCTCCGGTTGAAAAAGCGTCCAGTTTCTCCCTGTTTTCTGGGGATAATTTATCTTCCAACTTTGAAACATCAAGATTGCTTCGTCCATCAGACGCTCTAAACATTTTCTGAGCTTCCTTGTCTGAAAATCCAAGTGATTTGTAAAATGAAATTTCCGAATCTCTGTAATCGTTCCTGTATTTTATGACATCTTCCAAAGAATTGAATTTCTCCGGCATCGGTGGTGGATTAAAACCAGACGGCTTTCCACTCGCCGCTGTTGGCGTAGCGACCGATTCAGCGATCGGAGCGTTTTTGGACTCACCTGAGGGTTGAGGAATTGCTTTTCCCCTGAAATCTTCCGCAACCGATTTTGCGCGACCTAGTATTTGTTCGGGTGTGGCGTCAATCGGAAGATTGAAGGTTGCGCCATACGCCGGGTCAGATTTTGGAACGTCAGTAAAGGTGAAAGACAATAAGGGTTTGACTCCGGGATATTCATGTGTCCCATCAAACGAAAACCCCATGTCTTTGCCAATGGTTGAATAATCTACTGGCTTTACTTCTTGTGGCGCTTTTTCTCCCGCGACCACGGGTTCGGGTTTGACGGGTGGCGTTTGTTCCAAGTCATCGCGGCCAACTTCTTCGCCAATTCCGCCGACTTCCCCTGTCGCTCGTAACTGTCCCTGATTTTCTCGTATTCTTTCGGCATTTTGAGCCTCACTTTCTGGTGTTGGTGGTTGTGCGCCTTTCGGCAATGGATATAAACTTGCTCCGGTTAAAATTGGCGCTGCGGCTGGAATTTGTTCAAGTGCGTCTCTGCCCGTCATCGGTGCTGGCGCTTCCCGCGATGCAGGCGGTGCAACTGTTTCTAAATCTGACAATTTTCCAAAATAATCCTTGAGACTTTTGACTTCTCCGCCGCCAACGCCCAAGGCTCCTTCAAAGTTTGCCGTCGCTCCAATGATGTTGTCTCGAAGCCGCTGCGTGTCGCCTTTTTTGAAGGCATCCACGGCGTCAACGATATTCAGATAACCGCCCTTCACCATGTCGGAAATCCACTTCGCCGCCATTGGCAATTTAAGAATCGGAACACCGTAAGTAGCCATTTGTTCAGCGCCTTGAGGCGACGTGACAAATGAAGCCAACCCCATAACCGTCTTGTCAATCGCGCTGGCGGTTTCCGTGACAACTGGGGGAAGTCCGGTGTCCCTCGTCAGTTCCGCACCTGACGGAACTTCAATTGACGACAATGGAGATGGCGGTAATGGATGGTCTGGATTTTTACCAATCGAAGCCTTTGCGAAGTCAACAACACTTTGACCTAATTTGCGCGCGGTTTCAGGGATTTCACCAATGGTCTTGAATGGCTGTTGCTGGCCTAATTCGTCAGCGGCCATTTTCAGGCGGTCGCCAATCGTAGGAGTCCACTCACTTAATGATTGTGATGCAGGCTGCGAAGCCTCAGATGGGGCGGCGGGTTCTTCAACCGGCGTTGTCTCATCCCATGAAGGAGTGATTTCAGTCGTTTCATCCCACGTTGGAGTAGTTGTGGCCACATTATTCAACGTATCTTAGGAATTCTTTCGTGTCGGCATCAAATACAGCTTGTCGGCCATCCTTTGTCAACCGAATAACTTCGTTGGCTTTGGCGGTCGGTTCAACCGACTCGCTTTCGGCTGCTGCTGGCGTCGTAAAACCAACACCACGGCCATAACGCGCCTGCCACGCCGCATCTGCTTCTGTTCTGCCCCCGGCGTAATTGGTCAAATCAGGCTTTCCCTGTTCGCCTGAGATAAAGAATTTTCCTCTGTTTTGTGGATAATATGATGCTCCCTGTCCCATTGCATTCTGCATTGCATCTCTGGCGGGCATAATTGCATTGGCGTATGGAGCAATTATGGGAACGTCCGCTTCTGTAGATTCGTTGGTTGCCGTCGAAGGCTCGGCGGGCGGGACAAAGGATGTTCCGGTGCGGCTGAATGGTGTTTGGACTTCGGGCGTAACAGTGGATTGTGCGCTTGAAGAAACGTCTCCACGAACGGCTTCTTGATATTTTGCATTCCAGTCTTGCCACTGTCTGTCTGATTCATTCTTTTGTTTTTCCCAATTCGCACGCATAACCGCGTAATCCGGGTCGCTTGGTTTCAAGTGCAGAATCGCTTTTTGTGCTGCTGTTGACATGGCTTGCGCTTTCACCATTTGAGAATGCAAAGCAGTTAGGTCGCGTCTTTCCGTCTTGGATATTTCCGGCATTGAAGCCAGTACCGTCCATTTTTGGAGCAGGGGCGCAAACCGCTTTGTGACCGTCACACCAGTTGGCTCGTCGCGGGTTAAATCTTTAATGGCGCTTCCGGTTGCCGAATCAAAATCATCGGAGATTTGTTTGAACATTCCCGGCTTCAAGAACTTTTCGGGGTATGTCTCAATTATTTTCCGTTTTGCCAGTGCCGGTTTAAGATACAATTCAAGCGAATCAGACTCGTCATAACCCGACGCATCATAACGCGACATGGCCTTGTTCCAGTCCGCGTCAAACATTGAACTTAAATCTTGGGTGTCCATATCAATACATCGGCGACCATTTTCCCGTGTTCACATAAGACTTAGGGGTTTCACTGGAAGTTTTGCTGGGAGTTGGCGCTTCCATAGTCAACAAATTAACCGGCCCCGCATTTCCAGCCGGGGTTGTTTGGTAAAACATGGACTTGTCAGAAATGTCACTGTATTGAGGGTGGGCGGATTTCCATTGCGTGAAGGCGATTCGGTTTAGATAGTCTTTAACGTAGGCATCTGCTGACGAACTGTCTCCCAAGCTGCTCAATAATTGCAAATAGCCTGGGCTGCTCTGCAATGTCTGTTGCTGTTGTGAATACTTTTGGCCTTGTTCGGATTGTGTCTGCTGTTCTTGCGCCAATTTATTCGCGGCCAATCTCGCGGCAGTTTGTTCGCCCAATGATTGACCGAACTCGCTCCCTTGCTGGCTCAATTGGGCCTGTTGATATGCCATTTGCTGTGCATATTCATTGGCTTGTTGCTGCAACTCTTGTTGTGAAAATCCAAGTCCCTGTTGCCATTGGCTCGCTTGTGTGGTTTGCTGGTTTCCAAGCAACCCTTGCAAGTATTGAAGCATGTCATTGTAATTCATAAATGTTTCTCCATTTCACGATTGCCCGCCTGAGTATGTTGGAATCTGCGTCTGGTTGCTGCTGGTAATCTTTTCGCCCAAACTAAGAGCTTGCAACATCGCCTGGAACTGTTGGAGTTGTAAATTCTGACCAAATTCAGAACTTTGTTCGCCCAACTGTTGTCCGAATTGGGTGTTTTGCAGCGATTGACCGGCAGTAGGAACAACCGTGCCGGAGTATCCGCCTATGGTGGAAAGCAAATCCTGCAATCCGGTTTGCTGGCGTTGTTGCGCCTGTTGGCCATAAAGGTCGTAACCCCGATTGCGGAGAAAGTCACTGGTTGACCCCACCCCGGAACCCGCCCCGAAATAGGCGTTGGAAGTCCGGGCCGCGCTTGCCGATGGCAACCCGGAAAGAAGATTGCTAATAACGCTGGTGGCCTGCCCGCCCAACTTGTCGAATCCCGGCAAGACCTGATTCAGATATGCCGATGTGTCACCCGGCAATGCAGTTGAAGTCGTTTGGCTCGACCCACCGTAAGATGCTCCTGCCATAAAATCAGTATAAACTCCTTATTCTTCGTCCCGACATTGCTACAACCTGAATGGGCGTAGTCTGGTCGGGAAATTTGTCTCGGTCACGGAAATTCAATTCCCGGATGGCCTTCAAAATAAAAGCCTCGGCAGTCGGGTTATCCTGCGCCTGTTCCGCTTTGATGGCCTGAATCATAAACGCCAATGCGTCGAAGTCGTCTATCAAAAGAAAATCTCGGTCATTGACCAGTGGAATAAATTCGAGCTTTATCAGCGCCTCAATCCTGCGCCAGCAAATCCCATTGGCGTCCGGTCTGCCGTGCGGTGCGTTGTGGATGCAGGAACGGCGATAACGCGGATTGGTTTCATTTGGCTGGTATTGCGCCAAGTCAACCACATCAGTTGTTGTCGGGTCATACGAATACAAATAAGCCATCCCGCTTGTTGCTTCGCGGGTAACAGAATCAATCTGTGTGACGAGCGTTGCATCCGTTCCGTATGGACTGGCGGCGGTGATGGTCAGTCCGTCAATCCATTGGCCGGTAACTGGGTTTTGTTCTTGTAACGGTTGCCCGCCGTATTTCTTGCCGTAGATGGTTATTTTCTTTCCGATGTCAGCGAGTTTGACGACATTGTAGCGTATCTGTTTCCCGGTCGTGCCGGTGATGTCATTGTAACAGGGCGCGGTTCCGGCGTCTTCCAGAACAACATCGGAACGCCATTCAGAATGAACGTGATGCGCCCCCGTGAACCGATACCAGTTATTGAAAACGTGTCCGGGTTTGTCGTGCTGGAAGCGAACGCCTTCGATTGTGCCGGCCCAATTCGGCCATGTGATTTCGCAACCACGGGTGCAAAATTCAACCACCTGAGTCGTGCCATACCAGTCACCACGTTTCAGCAACCGGCGAATCGCCGTGTTGACCAACGCAATGAACGCAGCCGAATTCGGACAATTACTTGAGATGTTCTTGATTGTCTCGTCGTTCTTGGCGTCTGCTAATTGTAGCGTGAAAGGCATTGCTTTATCGTTAATCCTGTTTCTAGTTCATGTCAACTATGGCGCGGCGCAAATTGGCCTTGCAAATGGCGCTTCCGGTTCGCTGGTTGCCTGCACTCGCATTCCCATGAACTTTATTGTTCCGGTTACGATTACGCGCAACTGGAAGAAATAACCAACGCGCATCTGACGTTCGCCCTGAACTTCGCAATCGTCGGATGAAGGCTCGCCCAAACCCATGCGCGGCTTCCATGTCGTCGGGTCAACGGTGAATTTCCGCCACGTCGTCCAGATGGGATTAAAGTCGGGCCGGTATTGAACTTCGATGTCAACCGTGCCGGAAATATCCTTTGTGTAAATTTCGCCGTCGGCCAGTTTCGCCAGTTCGTTCAACGGTTTGATGTCCTTGTTGAAAATAACCGGGGTGTCAAAGTTCCAAGAAATTCTATCCGTTCCATTGTCCAATGTTTGAGGGTCGGCTGAGTATAAATACTCCACCAACTCAATCAGGTTGGTGGTTTTATTTCTAGTGAAAGCAAAGGCGCGGCGGGTTCCGTTGACCTTCCCGCAAACAACCTGCAATATATTTAAATCCGTCCATGCGCCCTCATAAACCGCTGGCAGTTTTGTTCTCAGATTGCTGACTGTATCGAAACTCATTGCCACCAACCCGGAATGAACGACGCCGCTTGCAGTTTGGGCCGGGTCATAGACGTGCAAATCCCGGTTGTCGAAGGGAATTGCGCTGCCAACCGATAAAAGAGTCTGGTCATCGTCATCAAAGATGTAACTAACTTCCCGGCTGATGGGAGTATTCCCCCCGCCAACGCTTCCGCTGGAAACAAAATCTCGCCGCGCCTGAATCAGCGAACCAAGCCCGTCATATTCTCTGAATATAATGTCGCTATTGTCAATAATGGTTGAGTCCTGTCCAAGCGGCCCCTTTCCGACCAAAGACGCCGGAAGAATCAGTTGAACCGCTGTCCAGGTTGAACGGTCGGCGGGAAGATTGACCGAAAACATGGAATTGGCTGTCCCAATTTGCAGCGGGCCTTGACCCAAAGAATTGTCCAGCACGGCGGGAAATATCATAGCCGTGATGATGTCGCCCGAAGTTGGAAGCCGGAATGTTCCGCTGCCCGGCAAGAAGGTTTGTTCAGTGGTTTTTAGAACACTGTCCCGATAATCATTTGCCACAGTCCCCGCCCCGCCACCAACAATATCGCCCGCCCCAAAAGTTATTCCGTCAATTCCAGAATACCAGACCCGGCCTTGTCCGTATGCGCCCATGCGACCGGCAGGCAATTCAGGCACAGACAGAATATCCCCGGCGTGTGAACCTGTCGGCATGGCCGCGCCAGCATCTGCTGTGTCAGTAAGATTTTGCAAGTAAAGTGTCGTGCTTCCGCCCGAAGGCGCAACTGACGCGACAAGGGTGTATCGGTCTGTTCCTATAAACGCCGTTTGATTGTTTGTGTTGGTATAAATCCGGTCAATCGTGACTGTCACAGTGCTTCCCACCGCCGGCACGGTGAAAACAGCGGTTGTATTACCGATAATAAAGTTAATTCCGCCACCGGTGGCTTGAATTGAAGAACCGGCAATAACTGTTACGCCATAAACACCATAAGTAAGCGGCTTGATGTCAATGGTTGGAGGCGTAGTATTCGTGTATATTCCAAGCACCTTGAAATTATCCGAGCCAACCGTGTAAGCGCCCATCCCGACATAAACATGACAACCATCAATCGTAATAACATCATTTATAGACAAACCACCCACGGCAGTAACTTCCACTCCGTTGATTGCTTGAAAGTTCGGACCACCCGCCTTGGTGGTGACAATGCTGCCAATCACACTCGGATTTACGATGATTTGTGAACCTATTGGCATAACCGCTCCCGGTGTTCCGGTTACGTTGGTTAAAATGACAGTGTTGCCACCACCTATACTTTGAATCGTCTCGTAAAACTCACTGTTAAATATAACCGGCACATTAAATGGCCCGATGTAGTTAGAAACCAGGGTTACAGTTATGACTTCGCCGATAACTCTTGTGGCGGGAAAAAGGGCCGCACTGGTATTCACTCCAAGAGGAACCGAATCGCCATAAGACCGGCGCGAAGTTGTTCCATCGTAAAAGATAGGCAATGCTCCGCTGCCATCATTCACAATCAGCCACTTTTCCGCCTGCAACATCCATGCCTTTGCAACCGTCGCGCTGTTCAAATCGCCAACCACACTGATGTCGGCCACGGTGAAACTGCCGCCTATTTCAGTGAATGAAAACAAATGCCCTGAAATCTGTGCAATCAATTGTTCCGTTCCGTAATCTGGCCGGTAATATCCCCCGCCCTGAAACAGACCGCCCTCAACCGTTGCTTGGTCGGTTGGACTGGCGAAAATAAAGTTGCGCTTCATCTTCGGCGGGCGATGGGAAATATAAGCGCCTCGGACGGTCGCGTTTTCGGCGCGAGCTAGCTGGTTTTTCGGAAGCAGTAAAGGTTCTATCCCGCCGTTGACTCCGGCATCAAACGCGGCAAGAAAGTCGAGATAGGTTTTCGCGGCCACACGTTTTGCCTTACGGATAAGTCCAGTTCGTGCAAATAATTCCGTTAGTGATCGCCAGATAATTTGTCATCAAGGTCGAGCGTGCGGTGGCAATGCCGGTGAATTTCATTCCCGACAATGCCGAAGGCGCAACATTCGATGCCAAGCCTGTTCCATTTCCATTCACCAGATTTGTCAACCCGACATTGGCCGGTTGCTTGGTGGTGTCCACAGCAATTCTGGCATCGGCGTTAGTCGAAATAAGATTCATCGAGTCGGCGGGAGTATTGGTTGTCAACGGCCCGCGCAGAATCGGCGGCAGGGCCATCGCCGACATGGTGAAAAAGAGAAAGGCGAACACCCCTATCAATTTCAGCCAGTTGGCGCTTCCGGCTGCCAGTGCAATCCAGAAACTTTGGGTGGCGGAATTGAGGTAGGTTTGTCCGGCATAAATTGCCACCTTTACGCCGGTCGGGTCAACCGCGTCAGGTGTAAGGACGGTTAAATCCTGTCCCGGAGCGCCGGGTATGGCGACTAGGGCGGGGTCAGGACAGGCACATCGGGATTGGCAGGCTTGGGACATAAATCGTTATCGTTAACTCACGTTTCAGATATTTCGTTTGTTTTTCTGAAACTGTCAAGTAAGTTCTTTGTCAGAATGCCCAAAGCAAGAACTTGGCCGATGTTGGGGTGGGATTTCCCCCTGTCCATGAATGCGCTGGACGTTCATTTTTTCTTCATCAACAAAGGGGACGAATGGCTCAAGCATCAGGGCCGTTCCCTGTTCTATCATTTCCGCGAAGCCTTTTCTTTGCTCTGGCCGCAGGATAAACACAATCGCTGGTCGGACTTGATTCTGAAATCGTTTTGCGAGCATGAAGTGACGGTTTTGCTTGGCTCGGCGGATTCCGGCAAAACTTGGACGATGAGCAAAATTGCATTGGTGGATTACTGGTCGCAGCCGGACAAGACCTTGTGGCTCATTTCCACCACCGAGGGGCGGGGTTCGGAGCTTCGCATTTGGGGCGCTACCAAAGACCTGTTCAATCAGGCAAAAACCCGCCACCCGAATCTGGCCGGGAAACCGCTGGATTATCTGAAAACCATAACCACGGATTCTCTGGATGACGAAAAAGAACTGGCTCGCTCACTCCGACGCGGACTGATTATCGTTCCCTGCAAGACGGGCGGCTTGTCCAGCGGACTTGCCCCGTTCATCGGCATCAAAGCCCCGCGCCTGCGCCATGCCGGGGATGAATTGGCGGTAATGACCGACAGTTTTCTCAACGCCTATTCAAACTGGTATGGCAAGAGTGATTTCAAGGGCATCATGTCGGGCAACTTCATGGAAACCGACGACCCGCTTGGCATCGCATCCGAGCCGGAGGATGGATGGGACTCGTTCCACGACACCGGCAAAACGCAGGAATGGACGGGCAAGTTTTACAACGCGCATGTTGTCGCTCTTGATGGGCGCGATTCTCCTAATTTCGATTTACCGCCAAACCAGTATGATTTTCTGATTGGAGAAAAGAAACTCAACGCCATCAAAAAAACCTACGGCACGGATTCATGGCAGTGGTGGTCGCAGTGTGTGGGCAAGCCGGTCAAGGGCATGGACATCTGGCGCGTGCTCTCCAAAGACTTCGCCAAACAACATCATGCCGACGAGGATATTATCTGGTCGGGCAAACCGCTGACATCGCTCTACGCGCTCGACCCGGCTTATGGCGGGGGCGACCGCTGTGTTGGACGCCGGCTTGATTTTGGCGAAGCAGTTGATAAGACCATTATTCTGCGGGTGGGTGAACCTGAAATCATTCCCATTGCCCGGACTTCAAATCTTGAACCGGAAGAACAAATCGCCATCTTCGTCAAAAACCGGCTGGAACAACTCGGCATCCCGCCGCAAAACTGCTTTTACGATTCGTTCGGTCGCGGCACGCTCGGCTTCTCCTTTGCCAAACTGTTCGGCGCAACCTGTCCCGTGCCGGTTGATTCCGGTTCGCAACCCACCACCCGCCCCGTCCGATTCGACCTCTACATTGAAGAACTGAACAATCGCAAGCGCCTCAAACGCTGCGACGAGCATTACATCAAGTTCATCACCGAGCTTTGGTTTTCCGTCCGCGAAACCATCCAAGCCGAACAACTCCGCAATTTAGACGCCGAAACCCTGCGCGAAGGCTGTTCCCGCAAGTTCACCCGCAAGAACGACAAGTTGGAAGTCGAGCCGAAAGACGACATGAAAACCCGGCTGGGCAAGTCTCCCGACCTTTTTGATAATCTGGCCATTGGCGTCGAAGGCGCTCGCCGTCTCGGTTTCAAAATCCAGCGCATCGGCGGTGACATCAAGAAATCCGACCAACCCGACTGGCTGGACAAACAGGTAAAAGGCTATCAGGAACTGCTCAAAGACCGGCAGCTGGTGAACGCCTAATTTCGTCAATAAAAACTTGACAGTTGTAAATTCTCGTGCGAATTGTCTTGCGTGATTGCTACTTTAAAGTTTAATTCAGTTTTGCCGTCTGTGGCCGGGAAACCGGCAAGCGCCGCCAAAGTAGCTTCACACACAGACGGCTTTTCCATATCCACCCAAAGCCCGGCACAATTCGCTTCGGCAGTTAGACCATGACTTACGCTGAATATCTTCAAACTATCGGCGTGGGGCAATAAAATGAAGGGCCATTGACCGGCCTGAATTAAACTCGGTCAACGTGGTGGCGGCCTTCGGTAATGCTCCGACACTCGCCCAAACGCGGCCAGATGGACTGAAAACCGGCTGGCTTAAAGATGTAAGGCAAATTGGGTTTTAACTCGATGTTCCGGCTTTGCAGGACGATTCAACTGGCAAACGATATTGCCCGGCTCCCGATGATTAAGGCGTGCCGAATGTTTGAATTGATAACCAATTCTCTGCGAGGTTGGATTATGCCCAGACCCAAATTCGTGAGTGCTGCATCGTTCAATTACTCCTTCAATTTCACTCCAAGTAATCCCTTAAATTAACCGAACCTTAACCAAACTATCCCAAAAATACGGCTCTCTAAGAAATGGCTATGTCGTATTTAGGGACTCCTTTTCCGGGCGGGGGGTGGGGGCCGGGGGTGTGGGGACGGTCAGGGAAAAAAGAATGCTTTGTTGTTGGCCGGCAATTAAGGTGACGCACAATAGTAGTTATATTCAATTGGCTAAACACCACAAGAGACAGCCGTTGATTGTCAACTGCTTGTGCCGTTTGGGTCTGCTGTTGGCTGTTCTGCCGCTGAAACACCACAAGGCAAGGGCACACTAGCGCTCTCCACTTGTGGTGCTGGCGCTGACTCAGGCCGCGTCTTGGGCTTCTTGGCAACTGGCCTGAGAGTGCCAGGGAGCGGCTTGCCACGAGCTATTCTGACCTGTTCACAGGCGTCTGACCACGCACGGATTAGGGCCGTAATGTCGCGGGCGACCTGCTGTTCGCTTTCGCTTGCTTTCCCCTTTCCCAGCTTCATTGCGAGCTTGTAAGCAAGGTCTTGCAGTTCATAACCCTGCTGTCGTGTTGGTGTTCGGTCTTTTGGCAAAATTGAGTTGGACATTCTGTTTGGCGATACCTGTTGCTGAACTTGGCACTGGTTGTGAGCTTTTGCAAGTGTCCATTTTTCTGTTGACTTTTGTCCTGCTTGGCGGTAGGCTATCGGTAATGAACAAGGCAGCACAGGTTTTGGGCCGGCTTGGGGGATTGAAACGAGCGGCAAACATGACCAGCATTCAGCGTCAAGCCGCCGCTGCCCTTGCTGCCAATGCCCGTTGGACTGCGAAGCGGCAAGCATTGCCCGTGCCAAGTGCGGCTTCTTCCGTGAAATAAATCTTCGGTTTGATTGATTCTTTTCTTGCGTAGCGTTAAGCATTGGATTATTGTCTTGTCAGTAACAGTAAACAACCAACCGAACAACACAGACAAAAATATGACAACCGCAACTGCCCAAGACTGGATTGACACCGACCCAAATGCCTGCCGCGCTGACGTGAAGCGTCTCGGACTCGACAAAGCGGTCGAATACCAACTCTCCCTGATTATTGACCGCGCCGCCGCTGGTGGTGACAACCGCTGGGACGATGCCGAGGAAAATATGCCAAACCAAAGCCGCATGGATGCGGAAGATGTTGCCCGGCAAATAAAGAGCCGCTGTGCTTATTCAGTTCGCACGCGAATCGTCGAAGAATAATTCCCTCGCTAACCAACACGAAAGGTAATATGAAAAACACGCATCAAAACGACAAGGCGACTTAGATTGCAAGCGGACCAACAACCGACTCTTACAACCCTTACCGAGTGGACACAACGGCCAAGCGGCCATTGGGCGCGGAATTAACCGCAAATGAAAGACCAATAAAACCATGAATGCAAAGACACTTGAAGCAATCACGCGCCACGGCGAAACCCTGTTAAGGGCTTTCCCGAACGCAACCGAGAAAAACCCTGTAACGCTTTGCAAAAAGTTACGCCGGATTGAAAACGCAGTTGCCAAGCCGATTCTGGATTACACTAACGGCGACAATGGCATGACGATTGAAAAGCTGGACGTTCAAACGGATAAGGCGTATTCGCGCTTATTACGCTTGCTTGGGAACACTACGCCCATTTTGATTAACCGCGATCCACGCGGCCACGCCTTGAAAATAAACGACGCCTGGTCGCACCAGTTTAACGATGGGCAATACGCAGCCAAAATGCCCGCGCTTTACACCGACATGGGCGGGTATGGCATTCTAGCGCCTGATTTGAACCAATAACCCACCCACTCAACGCAAAATTATGAAAAGCCAAATAATGCAGGACGACGTGAAGCGGTTCGCTGCCCGTCAAGAAATTGAACGCGCCGGGGCTTGTGTCGAAACATACAACGATGACGGCATGACGGTTGAACCGGGAAACAAACGCAAATCAAACCGATACTTTCTCAGAGGTTCCACTCAGAACCTCACAGGTTCTACACAACACCAAGACAGAGGTTCCAAACAGGCACACGAATTTAACTCAGTAGAACTTAATTCAAAGAATGGAGAGTCCGCCCCCGTTCTTTTAAGAGCAAAAACGCGGAGCATGGCGGAAATAATTCACTTGGACAAAGAGCGTGACCGTTTGGAAAAAGAGCGGCAGGACATTCGCAGAAAAGCCGAAACGGGACTGGGCGGATATTCCTACACGGATACGCAACGCGCCCGAATCGTCGAAATCAAAGAACGCATCGCAGCCATTGACAAGGCAACACACATTGAATTATGAACGCATACACTCAGGCATTAACCCACCTAAGAGGCTGGTCAGACGCGGCGGGAAGCCGACCCATGAACCAAACCTATTTAGATATGGACGACCAAGCCACAGCCGCCGCTTATTCTGACGGATACGCCTTAGGCAAAGCAGATCGCCGACGCGCATCGGATTATTCAGAAGCAAAATTTGGAGTCAAATTTAATGAAATCAAATTACAATGATTTTCCCCTTTCCAGTTTTCTTTTACGCGGTCAACAATTAACACATTGAAGATATGAGTGAAGAAGTAATTTATCACCTGCTCAAGCCGAAGGAATTTCGGGTGTGGTGCGTCCACAATCGGCCACCCGGCCCAAAGATGAACGTGACGCAATTCCCATCCAAGGCGAACTGCGTCAACTGCTTGACGAATTATCGCTATGCCCACAACAAGAGGGCCTGTTTTCACAAACGCTGGACTGACCGCTATAACCCACCAGAAAGAACGCCAGCATTGGAGGAATAATTATGAGTGATTACAAATACGAAATGCAGCTTTTGGCCGAACAAGCCGCAGAGGAAAAATACGGCAAGGATTTCAGCGAGCTTCCTTCATCCGTTCAGGATGAGCTTTACCGCCGAGCGATGGACGATTGGCACGACCAACGAACGGAACAGGCCGACATGATGCGAGACGCGGCCAGAGACAGAGCAATGGGAATCTAGACAATTCAAACACAACAACAAATGAGAATATGAAACTAAAACCTTACAGCATAAATTCCGCCAAGCTCGCCCGGTTTCGCGCTGACAGAATCCGCAAGGCTGGAAAGCATAAATGCGTCCGTATCTTGGGCGCGACTGTTAGCCAGATCACCAGCGGGAGCAAAACTTTGAAACGCCCAAAAGTCCTAGCGCGATTCTACGAGTGCAAAATCTGCGGGCGCGACATGATATGACTTTCACCCCGTCAATGCGTCCTCGTGTCCGGCGTGGCCTTTTGCGGTGCTTTCCGCTGAGGCATCGTATCTTCATCCACGCATCGGATTGGCAAGGACAAAGCCGCAAGCCATTGCTCGCCGCCGGCCTAACACATGGCGCAGGCAGGTTATGGCCGGTTCACCTACCGAGAAAATTGCGGCCATTGGCGGGGTGTTCTTAACGTGTTAAAATGCAATGAAATACAGTGTTTCACAATTTGTTAAATAATCGTTGACACAAACTGTAAAAAAGATTAAGCTCTTTCAGTTATGAGAACAAGAAAACCAAAGAATAAATTCACCCGATTCTGCGCCGACCTTGACGCGCTTAAAGTTGGCGACACCATTTCGCATTCGATTGATGAGGCTCTCAGGTGGCGGGCATACAATCTCGCCCAGTTTGTCGGAGTCGAAATCAAGATTCGGGAAATACCGACGAAGAAGGGCCGTTACGAAGTAACGCGCATCCGGTGATATGACAGAATATAAGGAAGAACTCACCCGTCGAGCAAGAAAGCTAATCTGGGCGTCGAAGATTCAACCGATAACAAAGTGATATAAAATAATTTATGAGCGAAATAAAAATTGAAAATAACATACCCTGTCCAGTCGGTCGGGCTTCGGGAGGAAAATGGAAATCTATTCTTTCGACGATGAAGGATGGAGAATCCTTTGTTGTGGACAATCTAACTGTCGCCGGTTCCGTGCGGGCCTCCGCGCACCAAGCTGGGTTCAGGATAAAATCCCATTGCCTTGATGATGGGAGAGTCCGCATTTGGAAAATCAGCACCATCAAGCCATGAACACATTTTTTATCTGGTGGCATAGACGGCTTGCCGCTCACCACTTCGCGCTGTCAAGGCAAGGATGGAGTATGATGCATGAAGGAAGCTGGCATTACGCATGGATGGAATGGCATCTTGACCAAGTAAAACGACTTTCCGCGCCGGAGCGCAAAGTGCCTGCAACGGCTCAGGAGAGCGCGGTTAGGCAGCGAGACGGCGCGGGATTGAATTTATGAACGACCAAGACAGAATCAAAGTGGGTGACAAGGTGCATGTGGACTTCAATAACACACAAACCACACTCTGCCATGAGGCTGAGGTATTGTGGTCGCCGACCAACATGGGCGAATCGTGGATATTCAAAGACACAACCACCGGATTAGTCCACTACGTTTCCGAGGGATGCACAATCTCAAAATTGCGGTGAACAAAACAAAATATGAACGAACCAAAAACAATCGAAATGGAAATCGTCAGTCAAACCGACGACAAGCTTGTAAAATTCGCAACCAAGACGGGACTTGAAAAGGGCAATAATATACTTGACTCACATGCGGCAAAAGGTTTAATCTTTCCGAAACCTAAACGAAAGAAAAAACCCGTGACCGTTATAATTGGAATAATTTGCGAATTTGGAATCGTGCTGGCAAGCGATAGTCAAACCACGTTTGGAGATAACTCTAAAAGGTGTGATGCTGAAAAAATCCGCGTGGTAAAATTCAAAGAAAGCGACGACAAAGTATTGGTAGCCCAATCAGGGTCAGTTGAAACATCAAGCCGAGCAATAGACGTAATGGAACAATTGGCGGCTGACCGAAAATTGGAAAACGAAGAAACGGTTATCAGCACTGTCCAGAAAGCCATGCATAAAGTAAGAACAGAAATACGACATCAAAACTTCGATTGCAGCGCGGAAGAATTCGACAAAATCATAACCAATCACGGATTGGACTGTTCTTTGATGACGGCGAATTTTTTCGACAAGAAGCCTTTTATTCACACATTTAACTTTCAGCGCGGAACAACTGAAAACTGCAAAACATTTTACGAATCCACCGGATGCGGCTCTGCGCTGTCCAATTATATTTTAAGCGAATTATGTTCACCAAAAATGGATTCTCGGTTGGGACAAGCCATTGCAGTTTATGTCGTAGATAAAGCGATCAAACACGTTGCCTACTGCGATAGGCCAATACGATTGGCGACCATTTATCCGTGGGAGTCGTCATTCTTTCCTTCACCATCAAATTTGCTTGGCTCTCTACTTGATGAATCTAAATCAACAGCGCCGCGCATATTTTCATCTGCTCCGCCCTTATTTATGGACAATGTTAAGATAGAAGACGCCGAAGAAGTCGAAAAAATCATAAATAAAGTGACTAAAATTGATGAGGAAACAAAGCCGCAGAGAATTAAAAAGCTACGCGAAGCATTGATTTCTTACGCTGACACAATGAATGACTATTCCCAAGCAGCCTTAACAAAGAAACAAGCACCAAATGAATAACGAATTTCCACAAACCCTAGTCGCCGCAATTCGGCATTTCTCTGACCCGCAAGTGGCGTTTGACTTCATGGTGAAACTGCGCTGGCCGGACAAGGTGAAATGCCCGCGCTGCCAGTGTGAGGACGTGAGTTTCATTGCCACGCGCAAAATCTGGAAATGCAAGCATTGCACAGAGAAAGGCCAGTTCTCCGTTCGCGTCGGCACGATTATTGAAGATAGCGCATTGTCATTGGACAAATGGCTTGCCGCGATCTGGATGATTGCCAATGACAAAAACGGCGTTAGCTCCTACGAAGTTCATCGCTCAATCGGCGTCACGCAAAAAACCGCTTGGTTCATGCTGCAAAGAATCCGGCTCGCTATGCAAACCGGCACGTTTGAAAAGATGAAGGGGGAAATCGAAGCCGACGAAACTTATATCGGCGGCAAAGTTCGCAATATGCACGTTGAACAGAAACGCAAACGCGGTCGCGGGACTGGCGGCGTAGGTAAGGCGATTGTTATGGGATTATTGGCGCGGCACAGTAAAGCGGGCACAAGTAAGGTGAAGGTCAAACACGTTCCAAACTCCCGGCGCGGCACGGTTCAAGGCGAAATCCGCGAACACGTCGAGGCTGGTTCACAGGTGTTCACGGATGCCCTGCCATCTTACAATGGGTTGAATCCTGATTACGTTCACGAAGCAATCAATCACGCCGAATGTTATGTGCGCGGGAATGTTGCGCGACATGGCCCGCGTGAAGTTGATGGACGAATCACTGTCAGACTCCATCTGGACAAAAGTTAATGAACTCGCCGATTGGTGCGACGAACAAGCCCAAAGAATATGAACAAACAAAATGAACTCGCGGTAAATTAACAAAACAAAACCTATGCCTACCATAAATGACCTAAAACAGTTCAAGTATTTAACCAAAGCCGATGTTACACCACCCGTGCTGGTGACTATTCGCAGCTATGAACAAGTCAATGTTGCCAAGGAGGGGGCAGAACCAGAAATGCGATGGGCGTTGCTATTTGATGAATTGGACAAACCAGCAATCGTCAACAGCACGAACGGCCAAATCATAGCCGCTATCACCAAGAGCGAAGATTTTGACGGCTGGATTGGACACAAAATCGTTTTGTTCAACGACCCGAATATCAGCTTCGGGGGGAAACTCACCGGCGGCATTCGTTGCCGCGCCCCGCGCAACCAGTCGGCACAAACCGCGCCCGCGCCCTCCGCTGCACCAGCCAAGGCCAACCCCGCGCCAGTTGTTGAAGCTGCCGAGCAAGAGGCGGGAGATTCCTGGGTCCCTTTTTGAAACGCGGATTGATGTTATGCGAAAAATGCGGAAAATTCAAATCGGTTGCTTGGTCGGTTAAACACCAAGCAGCCGTTTGTTTCACTTGTCAAATGGAACCAGTAAAATGAAAGCTATCGTTTCTCAAATAATTCTGACCAGTTTCAGCAGCCGTGCTGACGGGAGCATGAGCTTTCGCGGCGTGACCCCGGAGCTTTCCACCGTGGAAAAAGTTGCCATGATGGAATTGCAAAACCTTAACTGCCGCGCACTGTTTGAACCATCGGACTTTTCCAGCGACGGCAAAGTTGAAATGAAAAATCCGATTGGCACAAAGCCGCCAAGCGTCAGGCTTCGCGGCGTCCTGTTTGTGCTTTTCAAGCAGCTTACGGCCAGAGGAAAGCTGGACGGGAAAAACTTTGACACGTTTTACGTCGAGCAAATGGAAACCATAATTCAGTCCTACAAAGACCAACTCGAACCTGAATAAATTATGAACCGAATTTTCTACGACCTCGAAACCGAGGGATTGCCAGAAGCCGACCTTGCCAAGCTCATGCCGGAATTCGCGGCGGGCGCAAACCTGAAAGACCCGGCCAAGATTGTCGCCGCCATCGCTGACAAGAAACAGGACTGGCTGGACGGCGCGGCATTGAAAGCCATCACCGGCAAGATTGTGGCAGTGACGATTGCTTGGGACGACACTGAGCCGACAATGTTTGCCAACGACCCCGACGGCGAAATTGGTTTAATCAAGATTGTTTTGCGTGAACTGAAACGGATGATTTCGGTTGGAGGCATGGCTTACGCTTGGAACGGCCACGGCTTTGACCTACCATTTCTTTGTCAGCGGGCGGCGGTTCACAACATCCAAGCCTTTCGTGACCTGACCGTGAATGTCCGGGGCAGGTTCTATTGGCACGAATCGCTAATTGACCCAAAACTTGTCTGGTCAAATTACTCACCCGACCATACCGGAACCAGTCTGAAATCTGTTGCGCTTGCATTGGGTGTTGGTGAAAAAATTGGAAGCGGCAAGGACTTCGCCAAACTGCTCAAGGAAAATCCAGCCGAGGCTACACGCTACGCGCTGGCCGACATTACTTTGATGCGTGGCATAATAAACCGAATGGGAATATGACCAACAACCGCAACCCGAAGCCGGATTCGACCTGACGCCATAAGCAAACCAAAAACGAATATGAAGAAACATCTTGTCACTGCAAAACGCGCTGTGAAACGACAAGCCGCTGCCGGAACTGGAGTGCGTAGCTCCAGTTCTGTGCAGCGCCCTTGTTAGGCCACTCGCAACGAAATAAAAATATGAACATAACATTCGATAAACTGACGCTCGAAATAAACCGAGAGGAGGCATACGCGCTCTACTCGACAATCAAACATGGTCTTGAGGACAGAATCAAAGACCACTGGCACAACCATCCAGACTCATACGAGAAACTGGAATCTCAACGACTGCACATGATGCGTGAACTTGCCAGATTCACGGGCAACGACTTTAACTATGACTCCGCCGAGCTAAAAAGGCTGCTGACGGAATACCAGAAACCTAAAGTGGCCTAACGCCGCGCTATGCCGCGACTCTGGAAACGAGCGTGGAGCGCAAAAACCGGAATAAAATTATGAGCAAAACAACGAACGTAAGACGCCAAGAGTCGTTGGCATCAGCAAGAGGTTCTACAGCTTCGTGCGACCTGCGAAGCCCACTAGCAAAAGCGCGTGACGCATTTCTGGCGAGCGAGGAAGGCGAGAAGCTGACGAATCCAGGCATACTAAGAAGCCGTGACCTGCGCCAATATCTCGAAAATCGAATCGAACTCGCCTACCTCGCGGGCGTAGCCGATGCCAAAAAGCTAAAGCTGTAGAACGACCGACTTGCGCCGCAGCCACGGATAACGGCTGACGGCTCCGAAAAGGAAAAAATATGAGAGAAGAAAAAGACCAATCGAAAACTGAAAGCGTAGTGGCTGTTGGCTCGAAGGAGTTGTTAGCGATGGAACAATTATACGCGAAGCTCAAACACCGAGAGCACGAACAAAGAGTAAAAGCCGTCGAAGCCGTGAACCGTGCCGAAACATACCAAGACGCTTCAATAGAAGTGGACTTCACGATGGACAAAATCAAGAAAATGCTCACAAGCAGCTAACGCAGAGTTCAGGAACGCCGCACGCAAGGCGTCCGACTCTGAAGGCAGCGTCCAATAGGCGTTTCCTGCAACGATTTGTTGGGCAGCAAAATTGAGATATACAAAAATGAAAAAGACACTTGGCGAACTTATCGAACCCGGATTTAGCCACTATCGAAGCATCGGCGAACTGGCGCGCACGCTCCAATTCCTGATGTCCACGGCGCACACATTCCGCGACCCAGGCCGCTGGGGAACTTCCGGCCCGCAAGAATATCTGTGCGCCTACGGCGGATGCGTGAACTGCGACACCCAGCCGTGGCACAGTGGCCGGATCGTCTCAACAAATCCCCATGTGGTCGAGACAACCACATGGCAGCAAAACCAAGACAGCATCCGCGACTGCATCCTCGACGCGCTCTGCTCACGCTATCCGGCGGAACTGCGCTGGCGGAAGCGGCACAAAATCAGTCTCGACACGCTGCTGAAATTCCCGATGGCTTATCAGAATCAGGACAACGAAAAAAAGGTGTGGGAGCAACCGATGGGGCTTGGACTCGGCGGGACATTCGTGCCATGCGTCGAACCGATACTATTCTGCCGACGCGGAAACCTGCCCGCAAAACGCCGAATGGATCGCAACTGGTGGGGGTGGCCGCGTGGACGGCACAGCCAAAAACCAGAAGCGTTTCAGACGATGGTGGAGTCAGTAAGTCCCGGCCCATACTTGGAAATGTTTGCTCGACGCAAGCGGGAAGGCTGGGCGGCGTGGGGCAATGAAATAACCAGTGACCTAAAAATGCAGAACATTGGCGCTGAGGCGCGCGACCTATGACAACCGCAAACGAAAATGCTCCCGGCAAACCTGAAGGCGTAATCACGTCGCCTCCAGCAACTTGTTCGGTGGCTTGGTGGATCGTATTGAGGCCACCAGAAAAGTGGGCGCGCGGCGAATTCAGCCACAGTCCGATGCCAATAGCCGCATTCATAAGTGAACGGATGGCGAAGGAATGGATAGCGTCCGCAGCGCACAGATACCGTGATATAATTCAGCCACCGAATGAGAAAGTTCAGATATGAGCGACCAAAATCACAAGCACTTTTATATTTACGGGCGATGCCAATGCGGGCAAGTCCAACCGAACTACAACGCGCAGAGCGAATTATCTGCAACGCCTTGTTCGGCGTGGGTGACGGCGATCTGGCGTGAATCGTTTCGTTGTGAACACACCTCGCTATTGGTGTTTTGTAGCTGGTTAACAGCAATGGGAAAGCTGCAAGCATCGGGCTGGCCTGTGCATTTTGAGGGCCGTGAACAATGACGCCGAACGCCAAGCTCACTGACCGGAGCGCCAAATGACAATTTCGCCACACGCACCCCGCAACCAGGCACCGCGACCGGCGCTGTCTGAACTGGAAGCGCAAGCTCCGGTTCAGTGCAGCGCCGGGTTAGCCTGCATTTCGACGGCGATGGTGGCGAAACATAAAGGCTGCCCGGAGCTAAAACCGTGTAAGCACTGCGGCTACTCGCCGGTGAGGATTGACACGACATTTGCGAACGGCTCGAAAGCCTTCGCCTTCGGATGCCCGAATGAGGAATGCAACCCGCGAGGCCGGCATTCGGTCTTGATGCCATCGAAGCGGGAAGCAGCAGCCGCATGGAATTACGCCAATGCAGGCTAACGATCAAGCTCACGCGCAGCCACTTGTGAGCGAGACAGGAAAATGAAACCAACAACCAAATTACTGCGACGCACGACAAAACCGAGGGGCGAGTGGCTGTTGCGTGCAGCGCGGTGTTAGACGACCTATGACGAGAGAAATCATAATACAACCAGTGCTCAACGGCTACGTGTGTGTCGTTGGATGTCAGCGCGTCGCGTTCACTGACAAGCAAACGATGCTGGGGCAACTCAGCGAATACCTCGACAAGCCCGATGAAGTGGAACAACGCTACATCGAACGTGCCGTGAACAAAATGCCAGCGGTGCCGCAACCGTGCAGGCCAACCGACTGCTGTGAGTCAAGCGCGCCCACGCCGTCCGTAACGATGGGACGTGTGGAAGAACGCCGGCCACGATAACACAAATGACGACCAGGCTCGCAAGGGTCTGGTCGTCTAACGACGGAGCTATGCCGCGCCGTCAAACTAAATAAAAATATGGAAAATCCAAAACTTCTAGCCTGCCCGTTCTGTGGCAGCGAAGTGACGCTCAAAGATACCGGCAATGACGCCGGATACCGATGGCTCGTGCGCTGCGATAATGCGCTCTGCATGGTCAACCCATTCGCACGGGCAAAAAGCCTAGATGCGACAATGGCAATCTGGAACCAAAGGGCAGGCGGTCGAAAACCAGCGCCGCCCGAAACCGAGACCGTAAAGGCGTTGGCATCAGCGACTGGTTCTACCGCTGGCTACGACTGGACTGTGATGTGCGATAAATTGCCACCGCACTGCGTCAGGGTGATGACCTATTCACCACAACCAATCGGTGCGCGGCAGAATCTTACGGACGGAGTAGCCATCCTATGCTGGAACGCTCACGAACAACGATGGTGCGATGACAACGGGGAGACATCCATGTTCAAACCGACAGCCTGGTGGCCAATAACCATCCCAACTAAAAAGCGGTAGAACACCCAAGCTGAGCGATGACGCCACTACCAACATCCGATTGCAAACAAGAGCGCCAAGGCGTCATTCGCTCCAGCGCCCTTGTTAGGCATCTTGTCCTATTTTCAGGAGGTCTTGTCTCTTGGGCGACAGCAAAGCGCGTGGTAGCAGCCCACGGCACGGATGGCGTAGTGCTGCTGTTCGCTGACACGATGATGGAAGATGAAGACCTGTATCGCTTCATAGTCCAAGCCGCCGAAAATGTCGGCGTGCCGCTGACTCGAATCGCGGACGGTCGCAACCCGTGGGAAGTCATGCGCGATGAACGAATCATCGGCGGCGGAATGACTGGCGCTGATCCATGCAGCAAAATACTGAAACGCCAACTGCTCGACCGATGGACGCGGGAAAACTGCCAGCCGGAAACGGTTTCTCATGTGGGACTCGACTGGACAGAGCATCACCGGCTAGACCGGATGCGCGTGAGGATGCCGGAACGCAAATGGTCTGCGCCGATGACAGAAGCTCCCTACATGACGAAGCCGCAAATGATGGCGTGGCTGAAATCGGAAGGCATCGAACCTCCGAGACTCTACAAAATGGGATTCCCGCACAACAACTGCGGCGGCTTCTGCATCAAAGCCGGTCAAGCTCACTTCGAGCTACTGCTGCGGATGATGCCAGACCGCTACGCTTACCACGAACAGAAGGAAGAAGAAATGAGACAGATGCTCGGAAAAGACTATGCCGTGCTGCGCGAACAGCGCGACGGAAACAAATTCCCGCTCACGCTGCGGAAGCTGCGCGAGCGGATTCAGTCACAAGGCTCATTCGACCAATTCGAGTGGGGCGGCTGTGGCTGCGCGATAGATGCCTAACGTATGAGCCAAGCCACAGCCAACCAGAAACCGTCAACCGCGATAGCGGATGCTGGACGCCCGATGGCTGTTGGCTTCGGCGATTTGTTCGGCATCGTGCTGTCGGTCCGCGAGTCTGCAATAGTGAAACTTCTCTCGGAGGGCATGACCGTAAAAGAGATCGCCCTCAATCTCAAAATCTCGAATAAGACCGTCGAGTTCCACTCCCTGCGAGCGCGCCGGAAAATCGGTAATCTATCCATTGCTGTGATGACTCGGTTCGCAATCATAAATGGACTGAGTGAACTTACGATGCCGAACAGAGAGATAACCAACACAAAATCCGACTCTAAATCCACAAATGCCTAGACGTTATACAGATAGGGATAGGCAACTTGCAACGCACGCAAGGGCTAGAATACGAATATCCGCGCCTGATTTCAGCAGCGCGTCTCGTCGGAAAGTTCGTATGCCACGCGGCAGGATCAGGTTCACGCTTACGCTGGAAGATCACCAGATTGGGGACAAGATGAGATTGGGCCTGTTCGCGCTTCCGTGGCGGGGAAGATTTGTATCAACCGACGGCCAGCAGTTGAGCGCGGTCAAGATTATATCAGCGGTCAACACCGTTCTTTGCCATGATTGAGTCCAAGCTAAAATCAGCCGCGCTGGAGTTCAGTCGAAAGTCCGGCATTCGTCCTGCCGTGCTGGTTCAAGAGGCGATGCAGATTGGGGCGAGCATTGCCCTGGAACACGCCGTCACGAAGGTTAAGAACGAAACCAAGCTGCGCCAGCGGTTGAACCGAATTGGACTGCAAGACGGCGGGGAGAAAAGCGGGAGTTTGGTGATTGAGGAATTGGAAAATAAATCGTTGACAAATGGGGCGGTAGGATAGAACTTAAAGCATCGCATATTTTATGCGGTCAGAGCTTTTGAGATGGCCCTGTGAACGCAGTTGAAAATGAACCTAACGAAATTTCAAGTCCGTTGCTGTTGGCGACCTTGCCAAAAAGCTGAAAGGCTCTGCGACATCTCAACGCCAACGGCAGCGGTCTTGAGCTTTTGATTTTATGGATAAATCTCTTTTTGGGTTTCGGATTTACACAAGCGATTCTGGAAATGTTGTGATAACACAGGATACAGGCCGTGAGGAAAACGTTGTTATTTTGAAGCCAGAGCAAATACCATTGCTTGTTTCATGGCTCAAAGAAGCGGCGTCTGAAATTTACACCCCGGAGGAAAGGCAATGACCTTTCAAATCAAAGACTGGAACTCTCACTTTGAGAATGACCGCAGCCGACAGCGGGCTAATTGTTCCTTCGTATGCGTCCCAAACAAGCAGCACGGGATGGGATTCTGCCGCATCATGGCTGAACAGGACGGCGCGGCAATTTATGGAATATGGCATTGTATTGTCGGAGCCTGTTCCCAACAGAAGCATCGTGACGGTTGGCTAACCGCAGACGGTGACATGGCGGGGAGTCCGTGGGGAGTTGGCGACCTTGCGTTGAAATTCAGAAGGCCTGAAAAAGAGGTTGAAAGAGCGTTACAAGTGCTTTGTTCTGAAAAGGTTGGGTGGATTATTATACACGGTAACAGCCAAGTAACCGCCGACTCACCGCCGACTCACCTAGAAGAGAAGGAAGGGAAAGAAGGAAGAGAAGAGAAAGAAGGCGCTAGCTCCCTCTCTGAAATACCTTCTTGGAATGAATTTTGGGAATACTGCAAGTCTCCTCAATGCGGGATAGCGGCGGAATGGTTTGCGAAGGACAAATATCTTTCCGTGGATGATTGGTCTAAAAAGAGGGACTGGCGGAAGTTCGCGCTCCGAGTTCGCGGCTGGTGGGACAACGATGGCAGGCCGATGACGCCACCAAAAAAGAACGGTTCCGACACGGGGCCACAAAAATCATACCTTCAAAGGCCGGGATAAAATGGAAACGAAACTACCGCCGCACAGCGCAGATGCAGAGCAGTTCGTCATAGGCTGCTGTCTGACGACGCCGGTTGAATCCGTTCCTGAATCCATTGGCCGAATTAACAGCGGCCACTTTTACGACCAGCGGAACAGAATCGTTTGGGAAGCGATGGCAACAATGCGGCCTGACGAAGTGGACGCCATCACAGTGCGGCAGTATTTGAAGGGCTTTAAAAGTTCTGAAAAGATTGGCGGCGACCAATACCTTGCGCTGTGTCAGGACAAGGTTACATCTTCCGCGATGCTCCCAGCCATGCTGGACATCCTCGTTGAGCAAAAGATTCGGCGGGACATCATTGCCACGGCGACAGAGGCGGAAATGGCGGCTTACAGTCCCGGCAACGCGCTTGAAATTCTGGACACCATCGAAAGCAAAATCCTAAAAATCAGACCCGCACAGACCGAAGTCGTCGGCATCAAAGAACTGGTTCACGCCGCTATTGGCCGGATTGAATCCAAATTCCTGAACGGTGACAAAATAACCGGACTGGAAACCGGACTGGTTGACCTTGACCGGCTGACGGATGGATTACACCCCTCTGAAATGCTGGTAATCGCCGCGCTGCCAAGCCGGGGCAAGACAGCCCTTGCCGTTAATATCGCAGTCCGGTCTGCGTTGGCCGGCGTCCCGGCGCTGATTCTTTCCGCAGAAATGCGCCCCGTGCAACTTGTCGTTCGGTCAATCTGTTCTGAATCCCGCGTCAATTTTCACCACGTCAAAGAGTCAGACATGCCAGCCATGATGTCCGCTTGCACAAGGCTGTCCAATGCTCCGCTTTACATCGAGCGAGCCAGCGGGTTCACCATAGGACAAGTCAAGGCCATTGCCCGACGCCATCACCAAAAAAACGGCATCAAACTGATTGTGATTGATTACCAGCAGCGGCTTGTCGGCGAGGGGGACAATCAGGAACAGAAAATCGCGTCCATTTCCAAGGGCGTGAAAGATATTGCGATGGAGTTGGACGTGCCGGTGATTCTGCTTTCACAGGTGAACAAGGACGGCGAGACGAAACACGCCCGCGCCACAGCCGAGGACTGCGATTCATTATTTAAATTAGAAAATGAGGGGGAACTTAACCCGACGATTCAAACCGTAAAACTGATTGTTGAAAAATCACGCGACGGTCAAACCGGATACGTCATGCTGGAATTTTTCAAAGAATTTACCCGATTCGAGAATCGTTCGCCGGTTGATGAAAAGGACATTCCATGAAGCGCGACCCAAAATCCCCCTGGCCCGGTGGCTACGCTCAATTCCGGCGTGAGATTACCGCTGAGATTAACGCCAAGTTCCGCGCCTTGCAGATTTGGGACGAGATTTGCCTGTCAGCCGTGTCAAGGCACGGCGGGGACAGGGGACAGAAGAAAGAAAGGAATCAATTTCAGTAAACAACAAAACACCAACTATGAAAAACACCAAACCAAAAATCGAAACCAAATCGGTCAAACACACGTTCACGCCCGAAGAAATAATGCAACTCAACGGCGATTTTCGCCGTTCGTATGACTCGCTTAAATCCGTTGAAGCGGAATTCGACAGTGTGAAAGCAACATACAAAGCCAAAACTACTGAGGCGGAGAGCCGCATGGAAACCCTGTCAGCCACACTCAACGCCGGGTTTGAAATGCGGCAGGAAAAGTGCCGCGTTGTCCTTACGCCGAAGGAATCCAAGAAGTATTACTTTTTGGAGGCGTCCCCGGAAGATTCGGAGCCTGTATTGATCGAGCCAATGACTCCCGCAGACTTTCAGGCCGAGTTGATTGAAGCTGAAGGAAAGTTTGAACTACGTGAAGAAATTCCGCTGTTCGCCGCGCTTGGTGAAAACAGCAGCGACAACGGCACGCTTATCATTGGCCGGCTCAACAAGCTCTGGTATGCCGCGCTCCGCGTTAACATCGGAACCAGAATTCTTGGAGAGCGGCTAGACAGTGAACAGCCCGCCAATAAGAAACGCTTTGATGCCGTTAAACGCGGCTGCAAACGCTTCGATGAATGGGTGACGGAAAATCTTGGCAAGGACGAAGCAAAAGGTTTTCAAAACGGAATAGCGGACGTTTTAGAGAAGCACAAAGAACGCGAGGAATAATGTTATCCGCTGATTTCAATTCTACAATGCGGGCGAAAGGTTTCGCCCAAAACGAAGCTGGCGAGTGGGTGAAAGTTTCATCCAGTCCGCTCGCCAGCGTTTCAAATACTCAACCAGAAGTGTCCCTTGTCATCACCGGACAGATTCGCGGCGGAAAGAACAATATGATTGTGACCCGAACGGGTATGCACTTTCCGAAACCTGAGTGGGCGAAGTGGCGCGATAACGCTGTTGCTGAAATCAAGCGTCAGTTGCCACCATGTTTCAAGCCGTTGGACGTTCCGATCAATATGCGTCTGAATTACATTGCTGGCGACAAGCGGCGTCGGGACATGCCCGCAATCTTGGATTCAATATTTCATGTAGTCGAGCGGGCGGGAGTTGTAACAGATGATTCCCTGATATGGGTTGTGGAATCCAGCCGCAGCTACGACAAAGAGCATCCAATGGCAATTATGTATTTAACCGCAACCAAACAGGAGAATAAAAAATGAAATCACCATTGTCATCTGACCGATTGCAAAAGTGCCTTGCCGCGCTTCGGGGCGCGGGAGAACAAGGCATCACGCCGATTGAACTCAACAACCAGTGCGGGTCAACCCGTGCGACCAGTGACGTGTCGGAGTTGCGCCAGTGGGGTATCCCAATCGAGAAGAATTACGTTGGCGTGACGGCGAACAAACGAAGGCTGTTCCGATACCGCCTTTCAACCGCGAGTGCGTAGGGTATGAACAAGAAAACCACCATTGAAGTTGAATCCGAACAAACCGCTTGGGAATGGTTTGCACAAGCACACCCCCATGAAGCATACGCCACTTGGCCGAATCGGTTTTGGGAATTTTTCCAAAGCCGATGTCCCAACACAAGCCGCGCCCAAATGGAGAAAACCCTGAAGGAAACAGCCGAATGAAACTCCCCCTCCTGATTCTAACCCTCTGCCTGAGCACGTTGTTGGGCTGCGGGCGTGAATCTGCGAAAATCGAGACGCATCCGACACCGAACGGCCAGTGGAGTCCGCCAGTGTCGTCAATGACTCTCGACGACCTCAAAGGACTGACAGGGCTGCAACCAACAAACGGAACGCTCCAAGAAATAGTCATCTGGACAAATGCGGAAAACACCAAGGCGCTCGGAATAACCAGAGACGGTGGAATCTGGTTTCGCATGAAACTGGAATAGCGGCCCAACAACTGATATGCGAACAGCCTTGATTATATCGGCGCTTGCCATCGCCCTGCCCTGCTTCGGCCAGAGCAGCATGGAGCGGAGGCTGGTGTGCCTTGCGATGGTGGAAACTGGTTGCAATGACATGGCTATTGGGCCAAGCGGAGAGCGGGGGAGATACCAAGAAACGCTTGCGGTTTTCAAAGAGTTCAACCCAACAAACTGCTGGCAGTTTTATTACGGACTAACCAATGCCGACTTCGCCAGATTGCAGGCCGAGGGAGTGATGCTAAACCGGCTGCATCGCTATGGGCGCGTTGCAACTGACACCGAGTTTTACCTTCTTTGGCATCGCCCAGCACGTCCAAACCACCCAAAACCAGCCGAGAAAGACCGCGCCTTGCGGTTCCAAAACCTATGCCTATCGAAAACAGCCAACTAAGCGATAAAATAGCATCAAAACGAGCAGAGAGACTTTCAACGTGTCCTTCATCGTGGAGGGGCATCCTAAGACGTTCTTGGCTCGGAAAGAGTCGAAAAACCGCTATCGCCGCGTTTTGTGGTGAGTGCTTAGGATTCGACCGACAAGGAATAGCCGATTGTACCGGATTTGCCTGTTCACTCTACCATTTCAGGCCATTCCAGAAAAACGCTGGGAAAAAACCGCCCGCAAAACCATAACCCCCGACACCACTGACAAATGAAAAAGAATAAACGCTACCTAGTTTATGACACGGAATCAATGGGATGGACAATCGGAGACCCTGAATTGGTCGAGGTGAAGTGCCTTGAGATTTCAAAAAAAGGCATGGTCAAACTGCTCTATCCCATCAGTGGAATGACGCAATGGGAAAGACAGGGACGTTTCAACATATTTGAAACGCTGGCATGAAAATCCACATGCTTCACATCGGCCAAAGCCATGAAATGCCCTGTATGCGGTAAAAACGATTGCGCCTTTATCCTATGGATACAGGGCATTAAAAAATCACGGAAAGGGAAGAAACCGACCCGACAACGAAAGGACGGCAAATGAGCTATTGCAGATTCAGCAGCGATAATTGGAAATCCGATGTTTACGCATGGGCGGATTGTGGTGGCGGATACCGAACCGAAGTTGCGGCGAATCGGATTGTCGGTGACGTTCCACCTATTCCGCGCTTTGACAGCGTTTCAAAAGAGGAATTCATTGCCGCCATGAAGGCGCAATCCGAATTTTTGGATGACTGCAAACGCGAGAACATCGGGTTGTCCCGCGATGGCCAAGGATTCCATGACGACACTCCCCAAGAATTGCTTGAGCGATTTTTGAGTCTGCGGGAAGAAGGCTATCATGTTCCAGATTCTGCCATCGAATGTGTCCGCGAAGAAGTGCTTGAACAAATGAAATGAAAATCCACCTTCTGCATATCGGCAAGACGATTCCCAAGCGGCTGTTGTCTCACGGATGGCGTGAAACTGGCCATTCAATCCATCACGGGCATGGACTTTGGACGTTCCGGCTTGAGAAGGAAAAGGCGGCGATAAAAAACAACCAAGTAAAATACCCAGTCAGGCGCGGTCGTCTTTGAAGGCTCCCGCACCACCAATCGAGACGCCAGCAAAAATAGCATCCATCTGCAACCTCTCAAACGCAGTCGGATTCGGCTTGATGCTCTGCATCGCTTCGAGCAGCAGGCCGTTGCATTGCTGTTCGTTCAATCCGGCGAGTTGCGTTGATCCGTCAGGCAGGACAATCAAAAGCATGTTCCTGAAAGCGGAATCGTGCATGATGGTTGGCAGCGACCACCATCCGGTCGGAATCAGGTAAAGCGGCGGCCCCCACAAGACTTTTGGAATTGAAGCGAAATCGGTTGGCTGCGCGTATGGAATTCGATAGTGAGTTCCGTCCCGCGCAACGTAATCCACTGGCTTGACCAGCTTCGACACGCTGTAATCAATGCACTGGATTGTCTCGAAATCAACCGTGTTGAATCCAATCATATCCTATTTTTGGTAATAATATACCTGTTACAACATGGCCATTATCGGCCATTTGGCCCGGCGTGACCTGATTTCAACGGTGCTTTTTGGCTTCCCGTTTTCTAAAGTTGCCGGCCTGAAATTCAGCCAACTGTTTGTCCGATTCCGCCTTGGTGTTTGACAACACATTCCTGACGGCTCTTTTGAAGCCGTCAAACGAAACCAGCGGAATACCGTCGGCTGATTGATGTTTTTTGCCGCTCATCAAATCATTTCACCATTTTACCACAAAATTTAATAAGACTTTTAAAAAACCCGACTTTTCTATCCTTTCCCTTCTTAAAATTTTAATTGGTTCTCCATAAGCGGGGTATCTTCCGTTTAGGCATTCAAGCGTCGTATGTTCAATAATTGCATGTCTGCCGAGTTTGCTTCGCCAGTTGCCATTTATCGTTTGTCTGGCAGCATGAGTTGGCATTCCCGCAAAAGTATGTGGCGGCGTTCCGATTCGGTCAAAATAAATAGCCACCTTTTCAAAGTTAGGTTCATCAAGCTTTTCATCGAACTCGTTATATCGTGATTTCAATGAACAAAACATCTCAATAAAAGCAGGAACGCTTTGTTCTCTAGTCACTCCGTCTGGCCAATAATACAGATAATATGGGTCTGGCCACCACCACCGCGTATTGTCGCCAGCAGCATAGGCAATACAATTGTATCTTTTAAGCCTCCACCAGATCATCCATTTAGGCCAACTAACAATGCGATATAATTCTCTAGTTAAGCTAGGGAACAAACCCTTTTCGAGTTTTCTTGGCAAATACCTTTTAATCCAAATACCCATTCTCTTTTCCCCATTTCAACCAAGCATCTCTCATCTTTTTTAAATTTCCCGCATCCTCTGGCTTAACTGGCGAAGCTTTTGTGAGCGCCCTTAATGCAGTAAACCAGTGATTTGTTTCCTTTTTCAAATCACGAAGAATAAATTTAATAGCCGGTTGCCCCATTCCTATAATATCCAAGTAGTCGGGATGCATGACAATTGCGGAGATCGCAGATTGAAATTTTGTTTCATTTTTCCATCTCTTTGACTTCTGATTAAATTCTGTTTCCAACTGCGAAATATCAACGGAACCTGCTGGTGCGGCAAATTTCAAGGCGGCATCCGCGTCAGCAAAAAATTCAGTGGCCTCTTTCAGCGTCTTTGGAAACTCGTTGTTTTCTTTCATGCCACAAATTTAACACAAATCATTGTTGTGTCAAGTATATTATTACCCTATTTTTCCATTCGATTATCGTGTTGAGGATAAACCACCCAACCACAACCGAGCCGAAGATGATTAGGAATATGGCCATATTAAAAACCGGGGCTTTTTCCTCCTTGTTACACAGTAATGTTATACGAAGTGTGCCCCGGCGATGGAGATTAAAAGCTGAATCTCAGGAGCGGCCCAACATTGGCTTGATTCCAATTCTTGCCACCCATGATGCAATGTTCATAATCACCAACAATGCCAACTGTCAGGGATTTCTTGCCCCATATCCAAGTGTGGAAGTTGATTAAACCACCCGGCCCGGCGCTTCCATAAAGCGATGACTTTCCTAAGCCGGTCGAGGCTTCGAGAAACTCGGTTACACGCACCCCCAATATGGTTTGAGAGACTTGCAGCTGGGCCTGAACTCCCGCCGTGATTTGCATTCCGTTCATTTCCTCAGCCCTGACACCTGCCCAAAAGTTAGGCGTTACGGCGTAGAGAACCGCACCACCATACCCCCACTTCTTGTCCGTGAGGTCGTATGAGATATACGGGATTGCAGCCCAATTTGTTTGGCCACCAAGGTCAACATTTGTTCCGCTGGATGACGTTAGCGCCGTCCAGATTTCGCTCAACCCACCAAAAAGGGACGGAGCAGCATTTGTCGAGGGCGCATTGGTTTGCGCTTGAACTGTGAATGCGGCCAGCGCGGCCAGTGCAACTACTAATTTGCTACTAAATTTCCAACTATTAGTTTTCATAGAATTAAAGGTTACTGCGTTTTCGTTTAATTTGCCAGCGTGAAATTAAAGGATGGGCGGTGGCGGATTGGTTGGCGCGGCTGCCAGCGGAGCGGCAGAGGCATCCGGCCCAATAAGGTTGATTTTGTCAATTGCAACGGCATTCTTTTCAGAGTTGGCGGCATCGCCAGCAGAAATAAACCCAATGCCACCGAGAATGGACATTATGGTTGCGCCACAGTCCACTTCTGTCAGCGCATGGTGCATCAGGGCATAGACAAGATGAACGAGTCCAAGCACAATCATTCCAACTCCAACGCAGGATGTTTTCCAATGAGAGAATAGTTTTTGAATCATAATTTCAATTTGGTTTGTTTTTCTTGCCAAGTTCGTCCAACAGCATTCGCAGATTTTGTGCATGGCCTTCAGCCAATTCCCTGACCAGCTTCGAGTTGTTGTCGGCCAGTTCCTTCGTCACCAATGCGTTGCTGGAAATGCGGTGTTCGGTTGCCAGTCGCTCGCCTTCCACCATCTTCAACATCGTTTGGCTGTTTTCTTTCGACTGGCGATATAAAAAATAAACGCAGATGACACACACCGCGCCGAGAATTGTCGTCAATGGCCAGTGTGCCAAGGCATTTAATGTGCCGGGGTCAGTGGGCAATCCGCCTTCGATGCTCGCTCCCATCCCTGTAAAAGCTGCCAGAAACGATAAATACTTCATTTTATCCATTCACCCTTTCGTTGAGGCTGATGGCGATGAACAGTTGGAGGGTGCGGGTCATGTGCTGGTCAGTTGTTCAATTGCACAACGCTCGACGGCGGCTCTTTTTGGAGTAAAAGTTTTCATGGCTGGTAGATCCTTTTTTTCGAAGGAGTGGTCAGCGCATAGCCGGAGATCATGTTTGAGACCGAATTGCTGGCGCGCACGGCGAAGAAACCCCTCTGGCCGTTAGTCACGGTGAAGGTGTAGCCGTTCGTTCTCACAATCGCAACAACCGGCCAGTTGGTGGGAGCGCCAGGCAACAAGTTAATATTTGACTGTACCCAAAACGTGGTGTTGGAATCGGTCGGGTAATCCCAAACGAAAACCTTTTTGGAAAACTGATACGCCGGGCGGGGCGGATGACTTTGCTGCATCAACGCGAATGACTGCTTGGCGTTGACTGGCGCGGACTTCTTGACTGCCTTGGGTGGTGTCAGGCTTGTCGCGCCAATGGCCTGCGTCACGCAGCCGGCGAGCAGCAGCAAACAGAAAATGGTGAGCGTGCGGGTCATGGGTCAATGATTCCGTATATACACGACATCCCCCCACCAAACTCCGCTGTTGGTTGTGACCTGCGATGTGCTGGTAAAAGCATTGGCCCAGTTGGTTCCCCCGCCGGTTCCTTTGGCGTTGGCATCAATGTACCACTTCCGGAAAACGCGCTTCCAGCCGGGAGGTCGCATGGCCAAAGCATCAACCCGATTGGTTCCTACCAGATAAATGACCATTCCGGTTGAATTGGTTCTCACCGGGGTGACTGGAAGCGGCCCACTTGGAGCCGTGAACTCTGCCGCTAAAACAGCAAACCCAAGGAGCGTGAAAGAAAGAATCGTTTTTTTCATGGTGATATTTGGTTGGGGTCATTGATTGGTTGTCCAAGTTACAGCGCCAGAAACGCCGATGTGCGGATAGATTGGCCAATTTGTGACGGATAAAGTTGCAGCATTAATGTTTGTCAGCCCGGAACCGTTGCCGGTGAAGGTGCCGGTGAATGCCCCTGTGTAATTTGTGCTGCTTCCATCCCAGACATAATCCGGTTTTGGAATCTGCGTATACACCCCGGCAGCCGTCAAAGAATAATTGGTCATCGGCACCATGCCGGATCCTGACCGATTTGCTACATTGTAAACACGAAGCGGTTCGGCAGATATAAATACCATAGGACGCCCGACGGTTTCAAAAGTAACCTGACTCAACTCGTTGGTCGCGTAAATAGCCGCTGAACCATCAACACAAATCCCTGACAGGCCACCAAAAAAGTGCAGATTGTGAAACCCACAGTTGCCGCCGTTGTTGAGTATCATTCCTGCGCCTGAAAACATTTCCAGCGCCGTAGGCGGACGCAAAACAAATGAAGGAAAGCTGGTAGAGTCGTTGGTTGTCCATGAGTTTGTGAACACTCCCGAAGTAATCTGAGAAGCGGCTACAACGTGAAGGTTTGCCATTTGGATGTGTTCGGTGTTCGCAAATATATTAACTGCGGCACCCTCTAAGTATCCATCGTGAACGTCAACATATCCAGCCTGAGAACCATCAACCATTAACCCAAGCATTCCTGGTGGCGTTAAAGTTGGGATGACCCCTTGAACAATGGTTCCATTAGTAATATATCCATACCAACCGATGAAGAAATCATGCAGCGTTGTTGTCTGTGGCAACCCATCCAAACAAACAGCAACCGATTTCGCTCCAACATTCGAGAAGCAAAGCGCCATGTTCCCAGCCTCCCAATGTGCACGAGGCATAGTGAGACTCGTGCCGTACTGACTGGCAATGCAAAGCACGTTGCTGTCGCCGATAATGGTAGTTGTCGGGAAACCAGAACCGTTTAACACAAAATTGAATGGGATATGGTCAGGGATGAAGTATCCAGCAGGATTGTAGAACACTCCCGGCCCCAACTCAAAGCGTCCACCACAAGAACGGTTCAAATTCCAACAGACAAAAACATCGTGATAACCGGACAGTTTTGTGACTGTCGGTGGCGTAGTCATTCCGACTGGCAAGGCATTAATCTGTGTCCACGGGCCGGTTATCTGGTCAGCCCCAAAGAAGTTTGTCATGCTATCCGGGGTATCAGATATAGTGAACTTCGGCGAAGCGCTAAGGTTAAATGCAATACAATAGCCATTTGAACTTATCAGGGTCACCCAGGGGTTTCCGGTGCCGGGAGTCCCGAAAGCATCGGAGTCACTTGATAGATAATAATTCGTGTTGAGCGGAGCATATCCGCAGCCAGTAATTGAGACGCCGAAGTTCGCGTTGGAAGTAATCCAGCCGGTTGTGTTGTTTGAACTAACAACATCGGAAGATGAAAACTGCTGCGAGTCCAACCACGCCGCAAGCAAAGAACCGCCAGCGTAATTTGTGGGGTGCCAGATACCCGTCGGCGATTTCCAGCCATTGGTCAAGACCAAGTAGTAGCCCAACCCAACATCATTCGTCGCCTGTGTCGCGGTGGTGGCGGAACCGGCTGCGGTCGCATAAGGCGAGTTTGTCACGTCTATATTCGTTACCCCCGTCACTGAGAAATTGCTTGATAAATGATAAATCAGGCCATTCGCGCCGTTTGTGCCATTCGTTCCCGGCGTTCCCGTTATCCCCGCCGCGCCGGGGATCAGGTAGTGGATTTCGCCGGGGCTTTTTAACCGGATATATCCATCGGTATTAGACGGAGAACTGGCATCGGTGAACAGGGCTGCTTTGCCAGCGGGCACATCAAAAGAAGGCACTGATACGGGACTCTGAAAACGCACCCCACTTCCGGGATTATTGCTCTCTTGCATCTGGTTGGTGTAAATCCCAATAACTCCATAATCCAATTCAGCAACCCCAGTATTTGTGCAATGAAAAAGGGCGCTGAGATTTTGAATCGTGACCAATACCCCGACATTATTTGTCCACGGCGTATTCAAAACAAACGCTGTCGAGATATTAGTGGCAACCGTGTTGGTAATCAGGGACAGAACGTGGGCGTCAGCCATTGCTGGCGTGTTTGTCGTGTAGGCGTTTTGAAGAACCGTGTTGGCCCCCGCAAAACAAAACATGGGCAGAAACAGCAGCGAGAATAAAAGTTTTTTCATACAATTTGACTCCATCCGTTGACGTATCCCCATACGATTTTGTTTACATCAATCACAACACTGGCCAGATTAGGCGGATTTAATATCGGTGGCCCGGCATAATTTATTGAATCTGGCGCTCCTTCCACTCCCGTGCCGCCATTGCTTGCCCCATACAGGACGCAGAGCATTATGTCGCGCGGTGAAAGTCTGTCGTATCCGGCGGCAATGGCATCG